TCATAACCCGGAGGTCGGCGGTTCGAGTCCGCCCCTCGGCATTTCAGGCCTCGTATCGCTGGAGGATCGAACCGCAGACCGCTTGGAACTCAACCTGTCCGGCTGCTCACAAGCGTCAGAGTCAAACACATGCCCGTCCCGAGAGCCTCGCGTTGAGGGGGTGCAACGTCGCAGATCGTCATCGGGAGGGCACGCGGTTGACTCGGTTTGGTCCGGTTCGCGTGATCTCGTTGCACCCGCCACATACTGCGCGGTTGCTGTCACTTTGTCAACCCCACGCACTACAGATTTCTGTAGGCTGTCGCGCAAGTCCCTTGCGCCCGCACTGCTTGCGCGGTTTTCCACATTTGTGTAGTGGCGTTCGGGCGGCAACAGATCGGGCATCGCGTTCGCCGCATCGATGATCGCTTGGGGGCAGTCGTCGTATCGCTCATCCACGGTGGTTGTGTGACGCATGAGGTAGTTCACCACTTCCTCATTCACCTTTGCGACGTGCCTCAGATACGTGCGAAAGAACTTCCGCGCCGAGTGTGAGCTGAACGATCGCCCGCGGCTGTCTTCCTTCGCGATGCCTGCGGCCTTGCGATCCGCCTCGAACGTCGCTTTGTTGGGAACAACGGGGAACACAAGCGTCTCGGGATCATCAGGCAGCGTCTTCAAATGCTCGCGCAGTTCCACCGCCAACCACATCGGGATCGGCTGCACACGCCGCCGCCGGCCCTTGTTGATGTCGGGTTTCCAGTCAATAAACGGCTGCTCGCTGAACACCTGCACGTGCTTGCGGCGCCACCTCGCCGGCTCATCCAGGCGAAGGCCCATCGCGAAGTTGCACGCGAAGTACAACCGACGATTCCCCCTGCATCGCTTGTCGCTTATCTCGCGTGCCCACGCCCGCGTCAACAACGCTTTGGCTTCGTCCAGCGTAGCTGCTCGAGCGCCGTCGCCGCTGTCATCTTCTTCTGCACGAACTGCGTCCGCCATAATGTCATGCGGCAGCAAGCCGCACTTATGAAGTCTGCGTACGAATGATCGGAATACACATAAGTTGCGATTGTAAGTCGCACCCTTCCAACCCTTCGCCTTCGCGGTGTCATTCATCCACTTGTCAATGGCGTGGTACGTCAGCTCGGCGGGCGTCTTCCAGCCGCACTCGCGCATGGCAAGCGTCACCACCTGGCGAAACGCCGCGATGCTCTTGGGCTTCTTGCGTCGGCGCTGCATGTTTTCCAGCCAGTCATCGACGGCCAGTTGCAACGGGGTTTTCTCAGCGGTGATCGTTCCTGCAACCGGCTGAGACGGGGGCGTCGGGGGCGCGTCCTGCGCGACACGGAGCGTCGCGGCGTGTGACATACCCCCATAACTACCCGACGTGACAATCCGATGCAAGCTAATTATCACATTTGCAATCGAATCACTGAGTTCACGGACTATCCGATCATCAAGATTTCGTGCATCCTGCGGAAAGCGGTACGAAGGGGCGTCATGGCCCACACCGCGATCGTGTTGCATGACAGGAGCATACCGGCGCGAGATTCGATCGGTTCGCAGTGTCCGGCTCAATTACCCAGTTTGACTGATCACGGTGAGAACACGCACCGGCCCGATTGGGCAGTCTGGAGGCAGGTATCAAACAAACAGCCATCGAAATCCGCACAGATGCCGGATGTGTGGTACGATAACTGCGAGTTTGTGTAGTGGTCTCGCGTGGTTATAGGGCAAGGAGCGCAGTTATGGCACGTGTTGAAGGTCTCTCGGCGGATCGTCTCTCGCACGAGTCTTACGTGGTGCTGAAGACAATTCAGCGTGTTCGCTCGTGCCGCCTCGCGGACATCCAGCGCGCGTTTGACGACGCGGAGTTGGGGCTGCCTCAGCATGATGTCGGCGAAATGAAGCGTGTCGCCTACTTCGTTTGCACTGACGCCGCTCAAACGATCTTCGAACTGACCCCGGCCGGCGAGGCTGCCATCGCGCGACACGAACGCGAAGCTCACAACACAAGTTCCGCGCACGCCATCGACCACGACCAGGACGATGCGCCGCCCGATCACACATTCACCGACGACGAGGATCTTTCCGATGCCCCCAACCCCCCCGCTCCCGCCCACACACCGGCCCCGCGTGTCTCGCCGCAAAGCAGCCGCCCCGCCGCTGATCCCCAGCGACAGCCAGCTCGCACAACTGACCAACGACGAACGAGCGGTGCTCAGCCTGCTGGGCCTGGGACTCAGCAACCGGGCGGTCGCGCTGCAAACAAGCCGGTCGCTCCACACGGTCAACTTTCATCTTCGCGGACTGCGCCGAAAGCTGCTCCCGCCGCGGCCGCACGCGGCCAAAGCAGCAAAGTCGGCAAGCCCAGCAAGCCCAGCAAGCCCAAACCCCGGTGAAGCGGAGCTGAACCCGCGAGCGGCGCTGGTTGCCATCGCGATCATCTGCGGATTCTCGTTTGTCAAGCGCCCTGGGACTCGGGCGTAGGAGCCGGCCACGCGGCGAAGATCGGATTGCTTGGAGCGGCGATCATGCGACGACAGTTCCAGACACCATCGGCCCCACGAACGCGGCGCGTCAGCACGAGCCATGTGTTGCGCACCTTGACGACGCCGCCGACGCTCATCTCGTGGTCACCACGAGGCACCCAGATGAAGTTGACGCGCTCGAGCTTGGGTTCCCGTTGTTCACTGACGGCTTTGAGTTCGTGCAACACCGAGAGTAAGTCGTCATCGTCCATGCTGAGGAGCTGTCGGTAGGCATCACGCCAGCCCGTTGTCACCGTTCGATGCTTGTAGGTGTCCGGCAGATCCATGAAGGAGTTTAGCGATGAGCAGCAATGGTCCCAAGAACGTGAGCGAAGCGGCCCGCGCAGGCTTTCAGAGCCATCTTCGCCCCCTGGAAGGCAACACGCAAGTGTGCAGCGCCGCCATCACGGGCGCGGGCGGGCTGCTCACCGCGATCAACCTGTCGGCCTTGGAGACGGAACCCACGCAGACCGCGAACGCAACCCTGTACGCGAACGGATCGGGCGGCCAGGTGATTGGGGTGGGTCGCTCTCTGGATTCCCGCACGGCCGTGGAGATCGGTTTCGTGTGCGGCCACGCATCCGCCGTCGCGACCAGGGTTGCGCAAGTGCTCATCGTGCTCGCCAAGCCGACTCTCGGCAACAAATGCTTCATCCGCACGCCTGTGTGGCGGGGTGAAGTCGTGGCAGGAGCGAGCCTGATCGCGACCAACGTCCGCAATCAGTACGTCATTGAAGCCGAACGCGCGAAGTTTGCGCAAGCCGCATGGGCCAACAACTTCACGCCCACCTTCAACGAAGCGATTTCACCGGGCGTCATCACCGTGGGCAAGGGTGGGACAGGGTTCGCGGGGCTGGTTCTGGACACGTCGGGCGCCACCCATATCGAGATCTTCGCGAACTGCACAACTGCCAACGGCGGCGCCCGCTCGCTTGACGCGATCGCGCCCGTGTTCGCCAACTGGTGAGTCCATGAATGCCTCGTGCATCGGCCAGAAAGAAGCCGGCGGCGAAGGCGAAGGCGCCCAGCGGCCGGAACAACACCCGTGCCAAAGGCAAGGGGCCGTTGCAACGTGAGACGTCGCTGATCGTCAGCGGCAGTGAAGTGTTCGGTAACGGCCGCTTGCCAGACGAGAACGCGGCCGCGATTCGGAACATCCTGCTCACGACGCAGGTGAACGTGACGTTCTACCGCAACGTGGCGGGCAAGGGCAAGAAACCCAAGCTCGTGCCCGAAGAACGCACCATCGACCTGCCCAAGCTGTTCCTGGAGCGGCTTGTCCTGGGCATGATGCACGATGACAAGCCCGGCAAGCCCTCGCGCGTCAGCATCGCGTGTCTGAAGCTGTACACCCAGCTCACGCTGGGCAAGCGTGCGGGCCTGTGGGCGGACGAGATCAAGGACGTTCTGGAAAGCATGTCCACGCTCATGTCGCAGATCGAGGACGCCAAGCAGGACGCTCTCATCGCCCGTGCCAACGCCGCGCTCGAGGCAGACGCCGCCCAAGACGAAGCGGACGAACACGAGGAGGGCGACGATGACGACGCTTCCACGGCTTGAGTTCCCGCCCATCCGCACCGACTACTCGCGGGGGTTGCGCGTGCCGCAAACCATCGTGGAGAACATCGAGTACCGGCAAAAGCTGCTCACCCAAGCCGAGAACGACAAGGATCTGCAAGCCCTGTTGTGGCAGATGTGCGCCGACAACCTCTCATTCTTCTGCGACACGTTCGTCTGGACCTACAAGCAGCGTGAGTATGACGAGACGGGGAAGATGACGGGGTACAAGGGCAAGACGTCGATGCACCCGTGGCTGACATGGCCGGTGCATGAAGAGCTGGCCGACAAGATGATCTGGTGCGAAGCGGAAGGCAAGCCGCTGGTGATCGGCAAGAGCCGCGACATGCGCGTGACCTGGTTCCTCCTGCTTTATGCGTATTGGCGAGCCCGGTTCAAGAGCAACATGTGGACGGCCCTGCTCACCAGCCGCAAGGAAGCCTTGGTTGACGGACCCGACCCCGACACGCTCTTCTACCGCCTGCGGTATGTCCATAAGCGTCTACCAGCATGGATGCGTGGCGGGATGAAGAGCAAGTACCTGAGCCTGCGATTCCCCAAGACCGGATGCAGCATCGACGGCGCCAGCACCACGGGGGACATCGGCGTCGGCGGCCGTCGCGACATGCTTCTCTTGGACGAAGCGGCCCGGCATCGCCAGCTTCAGCAGGTGTGGGATGCCGCCAACCGCGACACCGCGACGTTCACCATCGCCAACAGCACGCCCAGGGGCCGCGGTTACTTCAAAGAGCTGTTCAAGCACGGGGGACACCCCACGTTCGTTGCCAGCTACGCCCAACACCCCGACAAGGGCCGCGGCGGCGAGCTGCGGATCGACGACACGGGCGTCTACACCGGCAAGGCGGGGACGCAGTTCGTCTGGACGCCTTGGCTGGAGCAAGAAGTCTTCGTCGCCAACCGCTCGCGCGTGAGCATCGCCGAGAACATCATGGTGGACTTCGACATCGCCAGCGGCGGGCTGTTCGATTCGGATGTCCTCAACCGCATGATCTCGGCCGCCCCCACATGCCCGCCGGCCGCGTGTGGGATCCTGCGTCACGCCAAGAGCGGCGAGGACCAGGACAACGCCCTGCGTCACCGCAAGCTGGATCAGATCAAGTTCGAGGCCCGCGAGGTGGGCAAAGGCACCCTGACGCTTTGGATACACGTGCGCGGCGGCCGTCCCGCCGACGTGCGGCCGAACATCTGCCTTTTCGCCGACGTCAGCGACGGGATCAACGCCAGCAACAGCGTGATCGCCATCGGGGACGCGGACACGTGCGAGAAGATCGGGATTTGGGTGTCGTCCAGCGTCGGCCCAGAGTCGCTCGCCCGCGTCCTGGTCATGCTGGGGCTGTGGTTCGGCACGCGGGACCGGCCGGCGATGATTAGCTGGGAGGCCAACGGACCCGGTGGCATCTTGGGCAACCACATCACGCGACTGCGGTATCCGAACATCTGGACGCCCCCCTCACGAGCGCAAGGCAAGCTGGGATGGTGGAGCACGGACGAGGAGAAGCTGCGCGTGCTGGGCGAATTGCGAGCGGCCTGGGCTCGGGGAGAGTTCACCGATCCCGATCCAGCGACCGCGCAGGAGGCGATGGATTACGTGTACTTCAACGAAACCAAGGTGGGTCCGTACAAGCTCCAGGACGACGGAGAGGCCCGGGCGACGCACGGGGACCGGGTTATTGCGACGGCTGGGTTGTGGCAGATGATGCTCACCAGGCGGCCGACAAGGCCCGTGGTTGACGAAGTGCCCCCTCGCTCAGTTGCGGCCCGGTTGGCGACGATGAAAGCCAAGCGGCGGAAAGCACTTAGCGATTGGTGAGCGTCGGTAACGGGGGAGAAATGGGTAGAATGTGCGCATGGTGAAGAGTCAACCGAGCAAACCGGGCGCCGACGTGTTGCGAGATCTGAGTGAGTTGGCGCGGCATGTGTTTGTGCCTGAATGGCCCTACCTGATGATGAGCGAACGGGATCGCGAGCACTACCACAACGTCATCAATGGCATCCCGTTTCGCGGCGCGGTGACGGCGGACGAAGTGAATCGTGCTCTGAAGTCGCCGCTATGATCTCGCGGTGATCTCTCCCCCTGCCCGCTGGCGCCCGAGTGTGCGCCGTGGCAATCGACACTGAACGTGATGTGAACGGACTGCCGACCGCTGCCGCGTTGCGCCGTGCGCTCGAGGCGTCGGAGAAGCATCGTCGTCCCCTGTGGCAACGCGGCCGCACGATGTTCACCGAATACGTCGGTCGGAACATGGCCGGCGATGAGAAGGGCCAGAGCAAAGCCCCCATCAACATCATCCAGAAGCATCTGGACGCCTTTGACTTCGTGCTGGGCGAAGAAGAAGTGCGGGCGGATGTCAAGTTCACCGAGGCCAAACAGAACGGGCTCGCCCTGATCCTGGGCAAGCGGATCGACCATCAGCTCGAGCGCACCGACTACGCGACGTGCCGCAACCTCGCTGCACTGGCTGCGGCAACCTACGGCGAGGGGTTCATCGAGATCACGCTCGCCATTCACAGCGGCGAAGCGGACGTGCAAGGCCCCACACGCGACCGCGGTGAGATCATCGCACGCTTTGTGCCCAATGAAGACGTGCTGTACGACACCAACCACCGCTGGGAAGAGCGCCAGTGGCAGGCTATCCGCAAGCGGATGCCGCGCGAGACGGCCCGGCTGCTCTATGGCGACCGCGCCGATGACCTGCATCGCTACTTCGATGACGGCGGCCACAACGAGACCGTGCCCGAGTACAACCGCACCGCCGATGCGGTGGATGTTGACCTGCTCGATACGGTGCATGTGTGGGAGTTCTATCTGTTTGCGTTCGGCACGACGCTGAAATGCACCTTGCCCAGCATCGACATGATCGACACGCTCGGGTTTCTCCATCCGTGGGATGAGTGGGTGGAGGGGTTTGAGGGCGGCACGCTGATCCGCGTCAACTACCAGAAGCTCCCCCACATCGACACCGAGACGCCCCCCATCGTGAAGATCGCGGACATTCACAGCGCCGTCAACCTCGTCGCCGCGCGTGTCACGGATCGTGTTATCAACGCCAAGACGCAGACGTTCTTCACGCCGGCGGGACGCGAAGCGGCCGAGGAGGCTGATGAAGCGGGCGATGATGCAATGATCGAAACGTCTGACCCCAACTCCGTGATGTACAAGACCAAGCCCGGCCCCTCCCGCGAGGACATGGAGGCCCTGAGCTGGCTGGAGTCACGAGCGAATCAGACCACGCTCAACGTCAACCAGGTCACAGGCAGCGAAGGCGTGGGGAACACGGTCGGCCAAGCCGTGCTCGTGCAAACCAACGCACAGGCGATCATCACCGCCATGCGCAAGCGGCTCAACAGGTCCGATGATGCCGCGATGCGTCTGTACCGCCAATGGCTCATGGTCATGGATGCGGCCGGGCTGGGGCCTGCGGTGGAGCGTTACAAGCACGAAGCGGGCGGCCGGCCCGTCGTCCTGGTCCTTTCCGATCGCACGCGGGAAGACACGGCGATGGACTTGGTTGTTTCGGCCACGGTGCGTCAGCGCGATCCGATGGACCCTGCCACCAAGCGGGCGATGCAGAAGCAATCCATCCGCGAACACCCCGCTCTGGCGATGGCGTGGATGCAGGCGTTCGGCACCGATCCTCGCGTGCTCACGGACACCGTGGTGAAGCTGGACGACAACCCCGAACTTGCTCAGCTTGTCGGCAGCTCGTCGGCGATGGCGCTTCAACAGCTCGCTCAAACCGCGATGGCGAATGGATCGATGGATGCACAACTGACCACGCCCGGAGCGCCGTCGCAACCGAGCACAGCCGCCCCCGCTGGACGCGGCAACATCAGCCAGACACCTAACGCGCGGATGCGTCAAGCCAATCCATCCGCACCCGGCATGGCAACCACCAGGCCCGCCATGCAGCGGGGCACGACGCCCGCGTCCCAGCCCGCCCCCATGTGAGGATCATCATGCCCACCTACCCACTACAACCATGCACCAACCCCGATTGCGACGACGAGACAGCCGAGATTGCGTGGCCGGCCGCGAAAGCTGCGCACATCACATGCCCTGGATGCGGCTGCAAACGCGAGCAGGACTACCAAGCAAAGAACGTGCGCGTGGATGACGAAGCGTGCAAGCAATGGAGCAAGAGCGAAGGCCTCTCTGTGCTGGAACGCTGGGGCAGTGCCAAGCGAGCACGCGAAGTCGCGCCAATGTTCGCCGATCCCAAGTACGGTGGCAGTGCGGAAGTCGCCAACTGCATCCAGACATCAGGCCCGATGGCAAAGCGGGTGATCTTCCCCAACCGCAAAGTCGCGAAGAAGTACCGCGAAGTGCGTGACAAGCTCGAAGCTGCGGGGAAGGTCGCCGGCGCCGGCGCGACCATCAGCGAGGAATGAAAAACTACAACTTGTTGTAGTGGCATGAGTTGCGTGAGTCATTCACGATTGTTTCATGCGAAACCACATCACCCTTGCTCCCGAAGGCCCTATGGATCTGTCGCAGGCGGACCCCGTTCCCGGTACGCCCCCGAGCACGCCTGACGCTGCCAATCCTGGTGCGGATGGTGCTGCGCCCGACAACAGCGGTGCTGACGCGACGGGCGGTGATGATGGCGCACGTGATGAGAGCAAGCCTGATTCCAAGGCGAAGAAGCCCGCCAAAGCCGCGGCGAAAGATCCTGCATCCAAGAGCGAAAAGCCCGCGGCCAAGCCTGAGCCGGCGAGCGACGACGCCGATGACGAAGATGATGCAGCGCACGAACTGTTGCGTGACGACGATGGCGATGGCGAAGAGGACGGCGACGAGGACGAGGATGCGGATGCCGACGCCGCGGAAGGTGATGAGGACGAAGACGCCGAGGCGGCCCTCGACGAAGCTGCCAAGGAAGTGAAGCAGGGCAAGAAGAAGCCCGAGGGTGCTGGCAAGGGCAAGGACGAGAAGAAGCCCGCCAAAGCGTCGGATACGGACGATGACGAGCCTACCGACAGTGAAGACGACGAAGACCTCGATGACGAGGATCTCGACGACGTTGAAGTCGATGGCGACGGCCGTACCAGTGCTGAGAAGCGGGACGCGGACGCTTCCAAGCAGCTCCCCGAGCCCCTGCGTCCGGTGTACGCCCAGGTGCAGAGGGAAGCACGCGAACTGGTCAATGAAGGCATGGACGTGCTGGGAATCGCCAAGGGCGACAAGAAGGGCGTCAAGTTCCTGACCAAGCTGGTGAAGACGTTGGCCGATCAGGTGGTGATCTCTGAGGCCAACCGCATGGAGCTGGACGAGCTGCGCAACGCCGTGCAGGGCGAGCGTTTGTGGGCCAAAGCCGATCCCGACATCGACCGCATTGCGGAAGAAGTCGGCGCCGAAGAGCTTGTGGGCATGTCCAGCAAGCAACTGACGCGCGACCAGCGGCAGGCACGGCTGGAGATTCTGCGTGAAGCGGGCGAACTGCGAGCCAGAGCGAACGCCAAGCTAAAGGACACGGGCAAGCAGCTTGATGCCATCACCGTGCTGCGGAAGGTCGTGCGTGATCGCCTGGCGACGTCGGGTGGCAAGAGCGGCGGCGGCAAGCAGGCAAACGCGGCGTCGATCAAGCGGAAGCTGGGCGGTGCGGCCCCCGCGGATGGGCGAAAGGCCAAGTCGCTGGATGACATCTTGCGTGAAGCGCGGCGTGAATGAGTTGATGTGAACGGACGGGCGGCCTGAGCAACCGCCTGCATTGCGGGGTTTGTGAGAAACGACCATGCCTATCCGGGCAGACCTGTTCGAATCGTATCTGTCGGCCACAGACAAGGACCGTGATAAGCCGGTCAATGTCCTCCAGTGGTGGGACCAAGAAGATGCCAACCTGCTCGTGGAGCTGCTCGACGGCGTGCGCGACAAGAGCGTCGGCGCCATGACGGGCGAGTTGTTCTACAACAACGAAGACTCGGGCATGGGACTTCAGGAAACCGCGCTGTTCGATGATGACACCATCGAAATCCCCCAAGGGAACAAGCGCATGACCTGGACGATGAGCCTCAACACGTTCAGCCCCGAGGCTTACGACCGTCGCGCAATTGATGCCAACGCCGGCAAGGCTGCTCACTACGCCATGATGAATGACGGTGAGATCAAGGGCCGTCGCAAGCTCACCAAGAGCCTGCAAGCCAAGCTGCTCACCGCCGGCTACGCCCCCAACAGCGACCGCGATCCGAAGATCGCCGGCCTGTTCGAACACGCCCGCGAAGCTCGCAACTCCAGCGGCGTCCTGGTCCGCACCCCCGAGCCCAAGTTCAACGGCATTTACGCCGTGCGTCCTGATGGCGTCGTGGACAGCAAGTGGCAGGGCATCGATCGTGGTGACCCGCTCGTGTGCAAGGGCAACCTGGTCGCGACGGTGGACACCGTGGGCATCGGCGATGATGAAGTCGATCTGCTCGACAAGATGGCGACGATGACCAACTTCAATCCGCACCCCATCACGCGGTTCAAGACGCAGAGCGTCTCGGACACGATCGTGATGATGGGCCGCGACGACTATCTCTCCTACAAGGGCAAGATCAACCGTCGCAACAGCGATGCGGACGTGCGTGACCTGGCTCCCAAGCGGGCGATGCGACTGGCCGAGATGCGGCTGGTCAAGGTCGCTCTCCTGGACACGCTGCCCACCAAGCCCGTCATCGGCCTGCGCCTCAACCGCTTCATGTGGAAGTACCTGAAGGGCGATTGGCTCAACCGCGTCGGCCCCACCAAGAAGAACCGCAACGTCAGTTACTTCTCGTGGGACCACAACGCCCAGCTCATCTGCACCAACCCCGCCGAAGCTGTGTTTGTCATGAGCCGTTACGCGGCCTGATTGATCGGCGTCGTTTCACACTCTCGCACATAACGCCCCTGGCTTCACACCGGGGGCCGTACAAGGACCGATCCCATGCCTCGTATCCCCACAGCGCAGGTGCCAAAGAACCTGCAAAGCGCCGAGAAGATTCTCGTGAACCTCACGGCGATGAACATCAACGCGGCCGCCGGCTCGCGCAGTGCTATCGGCGCCGATCTCAAGCGTGGTCACGTTGTCGTCTTGGACCCCTACTTCCATCTTGTGCCCACCGCCAATCGCTCGTCGATCTGGACGGTGACGCGAGCGCAGACGGGGTTCCTCAACATGCCGCGGTTTGTCGTGGAAGACTTCGACGAAAGCGAAATCAACGCCATCGACGACGCCGGAGCGCCCACGTTGCGACGCGGCGGCATCATCCAAGTGCGTCACTTGGAAGGCCCGTGCATGGTCCTGATCCCCAACGGCACGGCCGTGGGTGCCGAGCTGGCGTTGGGCGACGGCTCGTACAGCCCCATCGCCAACCCCGGTTTCGACACGCTCGTGAAGCTGCGTCAGCCCGTCGTTACTGCCTTGGAAGCCAATTCGAGCGGAGCTGAGAAGCTCTGCCTGTGCTGGTTCAACGGCATGCGCGGCGGCGTCTAAACCAACCACCGTCCGCGAAAGCGGACCAAACCAACCAGCGTCGCCGGCTCCACAGACCTCGTTCCGCGTCAGCGGCGGGGGGCCGGAGATCACCAACCGGCGACGCATTTGCCCACCGAACTCCCCATTCAAGAGCCCCACACGTCCACGCACGATCTGCTCGTGCAAGTGGCCGAACGCCTGGGCTTGGCGGATACGCGGACTGGGCGGCCGACCCTCAGCCCGCAATCCAGCGTGTATGGCAAGCTCATCACCGCGTTCAATGAAGCGGGCGATGAGTTCACGGCCGCTCACGATTGGAGCTGGCGCGACGAGGTTCACGAGTTCACGCTCTCCGCAACCGATCCGTGGTCGGTAAACGGAAGCGACACGATGTTTCTTCTTCCTCCCCAAGTCATCGGCCCCGGCACGGATGAATCGTCCTGGAGCGGCGGCAACATGTTCGGTGGGCGGTTGACGCGCGTCACGCGGCAGCGTGTCTCCCGCTACCTCGCCAATGACACGTATCCGGGTGAGCCCAAGTATTACGCGATCCTAGAGACGCGCGTAGGCGAGGACATTCGCGCCCCCCTGACGGTGGATCAACGCAACTTCATGAGCGGCCGGCCCACACGCGCCGTGCAGATCTACCCCCGCCCGCGCGTCGCGTACAAGGCGTGCATCAGCGTCCGCATCACGTACCTGCCTGTTTCGGATGATGCAACCCAGCACAGCCCGCCGTGGCCGTCTGAGTGTGACAAGGCGGTGCTTGATCTGACTTCCGCGCGGTTCCTGCGCGGCAGCCCCTCAGTCAACGGGCTCAACGCGGCCGGCGAGCTGGCTGCATATGCGGCGAAGCTGACCAAGCTCAAAGACGACAACGACCGCATGCGCGGCCCGCTCCGAAAGCCCGGACGCAAGTACCAAGACGGCGGCGATGCCCAACGCCGGGCCGGGCGTGTCGTGTACCAGGGCAACGTCGTGATGGAGTAATCGCCCTTGACAGGGCAGGAGTCAGCCATGCTGAATGCAGATCGTGAGACATTCCTCAGCCAGTCACAGCCCACGTGCGGGCTCATCGATGAGCCGTTCATCCCGCTCACCATGTTCCAGCGCAACGACGGACAGTTGCTGAACTTCGACATCAACGAGGAGTCTTATCCCTTCCTCAACGGGGACGGAGGCGTGGTGCCATGCTTGGATTGGCCGGCACAAGCGACGAGCGATCATGTCGCCAAGCTGATGTTCCCCGTCCCGTCCTTCCTGCGCAAGCGCAAGCCGGGACACCACCTGCCGCACCTCACGGTGAAGTATCTGGCTCGCAAGGTGAACTTGGGATCAGCTTCCGAGAACGCAGACCTCGCCATTCGCACGCGAGCGGTGGTGTTCGACATCGCGACCAACACCGAAGTTACAACGCCGTGGCAAAGCACGGTCCTGAACGCGATGTCGGGGCCGCTCGCGATTCCAGCCTACCAGCCCGTGACACATCAACTGAAGTTTGCGGAAGCTGATGAGTTCAAGGCGTTCAAGGTTGGCAACGCCATGCGTATCGAAATCGGCATGAACGAACCCACCGGCAGCTTGGGGCTCTTGGTCCGTGCTGCCAACTTCCAGATGCAGTGGGCTCGTCACCTTCTCCCGACCGTCAAGCTGTGAACCACCGTGGCCGAACCTACTCGCCTCATTCCCCCCGAGGGCCTGGCTGACCAGGCTGCCTTTAGCGACACGAAGACTCCATTCGTGCCGGCGGGGGTCATGCGCAACGTGCGTCCCACCGGGAAGGACGGCAAGCGGCGATGGTCGGTGCGTCCTGGCTTGCAACCGACGCACGCGGGCGCGCTGCCTGGTCCGATTCAGGGAGTCGGTGAAGTCGCGGTTGCATCCGGGCAGATCCTCGCTCCCGCGGGAACACGCATCATCACCAAGGGCCGCGCCGTCGTCGATCCCACTGGGGCAACCGGCGTGCGCGGCAGCTTCTTCTTCCTGCATGTGACGCGGGGCTTGGCTGCTCAGCTTCGTGATCCTGACCCGACCTACGAGACCTGGAGCGGCGTCAAGGTCGCATGGGACAGCAACAAGCTGGGCGGGCATCCAAGCAACGGCGCTGGCACCACCAACGGCGAGAAGGACTATGGCGGTTCCATCGGCGTGCGGCGTGTCGCACGCTTGCTGTATTGGACAAGCCCCACCGGCACAACCCCCCAAAGCACGATCCGCCCCACCGTGCAGTGGACGGCGCTGCTCGAAGACAAGGCACCGGGCGGCTTGCTGAGCGACAACCCGTGGCCGCTCGTCGTGCGATCGCTTGTGGTGTTCACCCCGTTTGTGTACGTGGCGGCCGGCCCGTACATCATGGTGTTCGCATCAGAGAACATCCCCGGCGCCGGCATCGCGGCGGGCGACTATCTGACCCGGTACAACGTCGATGGGTGGGCAACGGCCGTCCAGGACATGTGCGTGGAGTACCGCGCACAATCGGTGGGACCGACGCCCAACAGCCCGTTTGCGGGCATTGGCAACCGCCCTTTCCTCAAAGTCGCCTACACCGGCACGCCCGCGGTGACGGGTGCGGTGACCACGGCCGACAACAACGCGGGCTTCTTTGCTCGCACCGCCATCGCCGAGTTCGCCATTCAGCCTCAGACGCCGCTGGATTCGCTGTCGCCAATTGTCAGTCCGTTTGGGGCGGAGACTCGGGAGAACAGCGGCGACTGGCGGGCGACGGCGCTGTCAACCACCGGACGCGGCCGTCTCATTCTCGCCATCGACTCATTCAAGGGTGTGCTTTCTGACCCAGCACGCGGGGTGTCACGCACGCTCATTCCTGTTGTGTGGCCGGACGCGCGGCCGCTCTTCATGGTCACGACCAACGACGGCTTGGGCTATAACGGTGAGCCCCCCAATGGTCCGGTGTATCTCAACTGCGCCCAGATCCGCGCGAACGACTTGGAGGCGGGCAAAGCAGCTCCCGTCCCGCTTCCTGATGCTGTGAAGTGGACAACCGACGTCTTCGGCAACTCGCGCAAGACCAACTGGCATAGCACGGGCTGGTTCAACGACATCTACCTCAATCCCGCTGGCGTGCTTGCCCCCAATCGCGGTTACGGACCCGAGACGAGCCTGCAAGCCATCGCGTGTGACGACAACCGCGGCAATGTGATCGTCGGCGGAAGCGTCGTCAACGGAATCAACATCTACAACCTCAACGGTGCGGATGGGACGGTGTTCAACTACAAGAACCTGGGCGAAATGATCCCCCAGCATGGCATCCGCTTTGACCGCGTGCATGATCGCGTGGTCGTGATCGTGATTCGCAACGACGCATGGCCGGGCGCGGCGGGCAGATTCGCGCAACTGCTCTGGCTGAACCCGGACACGCTGGACGTCACCAACCACTTCGACTTGGGCGTCTCGGGATGTGACCCGCGTGGGGTTGCAGTCTCGGACGCCGGCTGGGTTGCGCTTGCAACGGAGTATGTTCCATGACCAGGAAGCTGTTTCTCGTCGCGTCTGTCGCCCTCTCGCTCTGCTCGTCGCTCATTGCCACGGGCTGCCAAAGCATTGGCAGCCGGTTCAAGCAGAACGCCCAGGGCGTCGAATCGGAAGCTGGCTCGCCCAACAAGCTTGCCCTGACCGACGCAGAGGGGCAATGGACCGCGGATGGTGTGGGGCCTTCGCAGTTCACCGAGATCAACGACACTGCCATACAGACGTTCCAGTCGGGCATGGTGCAGCGCAACTTCGTGTGGACGAAGGGCAAGGTGGCGCTCAGCTCGGGCACGGACTTCGGCGCCGAGCGTGCGACCTTCTACGACGTGGAGACTGGCAACCTGGTTGCCGACATCCAGGGCTTCAACACCAGTGCAAGCCAACCCCTGCTCGCGTTCACAGAAGCACAGAAGGCTGCGGTGGATTACCTGAAGCTGTTGCCGCCGGCACAGGTGCAACTCGGCATCGAGCAGCTCAGGACGGGCGGCGAGATTGCCAGCTCGCTCGCTCCCGTGTTCGCAACTGCGCTCGAGGCTTTGGTTGGCATTCCCCCCATTCCCCGTGCGGCGCCGCCCGCATCGCCGTTTGTTCTTCCCGACACGCTCGAACCCGCTGTTGCTGAGTAAGCCCCAGCGGGGTTTCAAGGAGTTTGTGATGTTCCGTCGCCCCATGATCGCGTTCAGCTTGCTCGCGTCGGCCGCGTTGTCGATGTGGGCAATGCACGCCCATGCAGCCGACGCGCCGTCTTCGCCGCCATCGGACGCATCACTCTGGTCGTTTGCCAAAGAGTCCATTCTGCTCATCGGCGCCGTCGTGTTTGTGCTGCTGGCGATTCTGCTCTGGAAGAACGTCGGCAATCAACTGCTGACGGGCATCCTGAGCATCAACCAGGCCCAAAGCGGGGCCGCACAGGCGTATCTGAAGGTGATTGAGGGGGCCGAACGCATCACCGAGAGCCAAGAGCGGATGACGGAGAAGCAAGTGGAGCTGGCAGGCAAGATGCTGGAGATCAGCACGGCCAACGCCCAAGGCCAACGCTCGTTCCACGAATCGGTGGAGGGACTTCGCGAGATCGTCACCGAACTGCGCCAAGTGGCGCGGGAAATGCGCGAGGCGCGTGAAGGGGGGCGATAGTGCCTATGCGATTTGTGCTATGGAACTGGCCGACGTTTCCGCATCCGATCACCCGGCGGACTGATGTGTGCGCGCTCGTGGGGCGTTCTGCAATCATGAGCGGAAGCGATACCGCGTTGACGATGCGATCGAAGTACGAAACATGGATCAACGCTCGGCCAAGTCTCCCGGCCGATCGGCCGCACATGCTGTACGTGCAGAACCTTGGCATCGCCGGAAACTTCCAGAACGCGGTGCTCGGGCCCGTGGGCATCATGAGCGCCGGAGCTGACGCTCTCACCAATCCGACTCCGCACACCCCGACGCCATCGGCTGCCAGCATGTTCACTGCGAACGGTCGGGCCGCTACCAAGACATTCGTCACTGGCTTGGCCGCACAACTCGCGACGCTGTTCACGTCCAAGGGCATCAAGATCGATCATTACGCCGATGACCGCGAGGAGCGGCCCGGTGCCAGGGTCGGCCCCGCATGGATCGAAGCATGGGAGACGGGCGAGAATCGCGGCATCTTCGAGCCAAGCGTCAATGACGCCCGCGCCGCGACGGAGCCTTACGTGCCTGGCGTCACGCTCGCTCAGGTCAACTCCGCTCGGATCGCGGCCGGCATCGCCATTGACACCGCGGGACAGCGATACAGCACGATCAACCGGACATTCCTTGCGTGGTTGTGGGGGCACTACGACAACTTTGGCTGGGTGGGCGCCGACGCGATCCGCGATGGGTTTCGGACGCAGTGGCCGTCCCTCACCTACAGCAACTACGCGACTGCCCTGGGCACGGCGGGCAATCCGGTTCGCGAGTATTGGGCGGGATGGGCGTTGCAACACGCCAACGTGATGCACACGGACGCGCACTCTGATGTGCTGTACGCCCCCAACATGGCTCAGTCCTATCACGCGACGAATGTCGCACCAGGCGAAACCAACGACGCCTACTTCGTCCGCTTCCACACCGCCAACCGCCGCGCGATCGCGTCGCGCACCGACAACAAGCCTGTCTTTTCGTGGTGCTCGCCAACGTCGGCGAACCAGGGCGGGAGCTTCCAGCCTACCCAAGCCGCTTGTGCGGCGGTGCTACAGGAGCGCAACCGCCTCTTCGGTGATGAGACGTTCCTTGTCTGGACGGCCGATGGGTCCAGTGATGCTGCTCTGTATGACGAAGCCCTCGACCTGATTCAGCAGGTCGCGGGCGCCGCAACGAGTCGCATGGGACGCAACTCCGCTACCGCCCGCATCTTGACGTTGAGGGGGGCGTAATGGCTGGCAACATGACATCCGATGGCGTCTGCACGTGGACCGGAGCGGGACGGTCCTATGTGGCGTTCATCGAAGAGTTTGAGACGATGCCGCCGGCGTTTGATGCACCGATCCCGATCAACCGGGCGGATAAGTGCGTGCGATTGGCGTTCTTGCGCTCCGGCGACGGCAAGAGCGGCTGGGGCGCGGGGCTCTATGACGACGGTGGCACGATCAAGCTGAGCATCCGGCGCGTTGAGTACGGCGTGGAAGAAGCACTTGACGCCGGCCGCACGGCGACGGTGCCAGGCTCGGTGGCGGTGCCATGCACACTCTTTGTCACCTACCGCCCTCCCGTCATCACCGCAACGCTTCGGCGCACGGGTGTTGCAGATGTCACCGTCACGTACACCAACTCCATCGATCCCCGCTTTGATGAATACAGCGATTGGGGGCTGGAGAGCGACAAGGATGGCGCCGTCGCCGGGCCGGTTCGCATTGATGACTTCACGGTGACGCCTCAGACCATCGAGAACATCGTGTACACCTTCTCGCGGGGTCAGATGTACGCCGACTTCGCGGGCGGCCCCGGCTTTGGTGTTTGGACGGCCGTGGGCGGCGCCGTGCTCAGCCCCAATGGCATCGTCGCTCACACCGTCTTTGACGGGAAGGTGTACGCCCTGGGCCAGAACGAATTGTGGGAGTACGACCTCATCGCCCGTACCGCCATGCGCGTGACGGCCAGTGCGGGCGAGTTTCCCGAAGGGAACGCTTCGACGACGAAGGCCTCGCTCGTGTTCGCCTGGGATCGGCGTCTCGCGCTGGTTGCCAAACGCACGTGGCACGGTTCGGCGATTGATGAGCCGACCGATTGGGATGACACGAGCCCGTTCGATGGGGCCTCAGACTCCTTCGACTTTGAACAGCCCATCGTCTCGGTCACGCGCAACACCGCCGGCACGTACATCGTGGGGCTCGCCTATTCGTTTGCGATTCTGACCGGCGACAACATCACCTACGACGTGAACGTCACCACGCGGCCCGTGGACGCCGGCCCTTCAGGCAGCCAGGCTGTGCTGGCGCTCAGTGACGGCACGGTGATGGCTCACACCATCGCAGGCCTCATCCGCATCAACGAGGCGGGCTTGGTCAATGTGTCCGCGGCGACGCTCCGCACGTACTTGCAGCCCAGCGCCGACGCACCGGCAATGCCGCGCGTGATCCTGGGGCGAGATCCTCAGACGCAGACCATCTACATCCTGCGTCCGGGTGAGGCGGTGCATGTCGTGTTCGATGAAGTCTCGGGCCGGTTCCTAGAGGACACCTATCCGGCCGGTTGGGTGCCGACGTGTGCGGCGGTGGTGCGCGGCAAGCTGGTGATCGGGTGGGAAGACGGTTACTTGCGCAGTTTCGAGAACGGCACGACGGCCGATCAGGGGCAAGCGATTGATGATCGCCTGGTCCTGTCCCGCATCGATGCGGACGGGGCGACGATGGATGTCTCGCTTCAGTGGCTCAACCTGCTTACGAGCGTGAACACCACAAGCGAACTGCGCGTGCGGGTGTACGCGGCCGGCGATGCCGAATCGATCTACCGAGCTGACAAGCGGGAGCTGGTGTTCGAAGAACGCTGGGAACGCGGGATGCCGCCCCTTTGGCCCAACAAGACGGCCCCGGTGCTGCTCGTGGAGCTCTCGCGAGCTGATCCGCTGGGTTCCTACTCGCTGGAGTACGTTGAGGCGAGCGTCGATCTGCGTCCGCCCACACAGCTTTCCTTCGGCACGATGATGACGCCTCCCCCGCCGGCACAGATCGCGGGCGGCGGTTCTGACAACAACGGTTCTGGTGCAATCGGTCCAGGTCCGGTCTTCCCCAATCCCTTTGATGATCAGGGGCCTGGTGTCAATCCAGGCACCGGGCCAGGTACAGGACCAGGCACAGGCCCCGGATCGGGCACGGGACCAGGCCCCGGCGCCGGATCTGGCGCGACACAGAGCACGTTCGGCCAAGAGGGCACGGTTCCCACCGATGGCGACGAGCAGATCCCGCCGACGCAGGTGCCAGCATCCACCGACCTGAAGGAAGCCGGTCCGGGCATTGATGACGTGGATCGGGAGGTGTTGTGAGAGCCACACTCCCCAAAGTCGTCAACGCGCCCGAGTCGCTCGCCGAGTGGATCGCGCAGGTTGCCAGCAAGTTCGACCAGCTCCCCGCACGGGCGGTTGTCACCGTCACAGGCAGTGGAACCACTCGCAACGGGCGGCTCGAAGTCGTCAACCGCAACGGCGTGCGTGCGGCCCACCGATTCATGGTCGCGCTGGTCGTGCTCAACGGCGCGGCCGTCTCCACGTCGCACAGCGTCACCGTGACGGCTGGTGTGCGGGTTGCCGATCTGATCACTGCCAACCCACATGGAGCGATGCTGCTCATCACCGACGACGAGGGTGTCGTCACGTTCACCATTTCACAGGCGACGGCGGGCATGAGGACGCTGCACGCTGTTGTGTTGCAATGCGAGTCAGCCACGGTCACGTGGTAGGAGGCCTTCATGGAACCGTACATCTTGCGAGACATCGAACCCATTACGACGGCTGCGCTGATTGGCGTCGGCGGCAGTCTGTTGGGCGGGCTTCTCGGTGGTAATGCTCAGAAGAAGGCAGCTCAGCAGCAAGCCGCACAGCTCGAACGGGCCGCTGCGCTCGAGCAGGCGGGCATCCTGGAGAACCGCGGCAACCTGGCATCGCTGCTCTACGGCGAGACGGAACAAGGGCGGCAGTTCCTGTCCGATTCGCTCTCGCGCGAGGATTACGAGAAGGCCTTTGGCCGTGCGCCTCGCGCGGCAGGTTTCACGAATGAGCAGGCGCAAGAGCTGCGCGAGATCGAAGCGGAGATTGCGGCAGCAAGGAGATCACCCCGAAGCCGCTTGCTGGGCGGCGGCACGACGGGCGTCTCGCGTCCGCTTGCGCCTAACAACCGACTCAAGGCTCTCGAAGAACGTCGCCAACAGCTCTTGGACTATGCCGAAGGCGATCCAGGCACAGAGGGCACGTTCAGCAAGAGCCGCTTCACGAGCGGCCGCGAGGGCCTGCTTGCCGGGTACAAGCGGCTGGGCGACAGCACGCGGGCACGCGGCGAGGGGATTCTGGCCGGCTTCGACGACGCGACGCGACGTGGCGAGCGGGAAATGGGCGAGCTGGTGTCGAGCGTGGACGACTACGGCCGCACAGAGGACGCCCGCATTGATCGTGACACCAACGAGTCACTCACCCAGCTCAATCGCCGCACGAGCGCGGCCCTCGGTCGGCAGGGGATGCTGCGCTCGAGCAAGTTCGGTCGGCAGATGGCAACGAACACGCGATTCGTGACGCGCGACGCCCAGGACCGCAAGGACGCCAACGCGGATCGGCGTTTCGGACTTCGCACGTCGTTGGAACAGGGCCGAGTGAACGCCAATCTGACCCGTGCCAACCAGCGGGCGTCACTCGCGTCGGGATTCAGCGACCAGTTGTACAACCTCGAACGCGATCCGCTGCTCTTGCGCGAGCGGCTGGAAACATCACCCATCAACACCGCCAAGGGCAACGTCAACTACGCGATGTACGTGCCTCCCACTCCGTCAGCCGGCGCCATGACGGGCGCGCTGGGCAACGTGCTGAGTGCTCAAAGCGGCATCATGCAAGGCGCGTTCATGGACAAGGCTTTGGAGCGGTTGTACGACACGAAGCCCCAGCAGATGACGACAGGCAACCCCCAACAGGATGCGTCCATCACGATGCAGCTTGCCAGAGCTCAGTTGATGGGCTGATGCCATCGCCCCCCACTCTCCGCCCCCTCCCCAGGAGTTTCGCATGTCCACTGCAAAACGCTTCTTCGGCTTGGCGATCATGGCATCAACCACCGGCCGTGACCCGTTTCGTTTCGGCAACATCAACCGGAACATCAAGCGAATCGAGATCACGGGCGATTACGTCGAAAACCCCAGGCCCGTGGATGTTCCCGTGGGTGGAGCGGTGCAGGTGTGGCTCTGGGAACGCAACAACGGCTTCCACGCCCTGATGATGACGGCCGAAGAGCCGATGCTGGTGTACAAGAACTATGACACGCCGGTCAGCGCGACCAATCTGCGCCCGTCAGGCACCACGCGACGCACCTACCCCGATGTGCTGATGCCACATGCCGCGATGGTGCTGGGGACGCAAGACAACTTGCTTCACCCCACGCTGAGCAAGTACGCCGAGTTGTCAGGGATCGTCCCCGGTATCGCAGACGGAAACGGTGTGTGGGGCCGTCTCTACAGCGTCACCGTGGTCAACATCGGCACCAAGACGGGGCGAATCACGCTCGGCGCCGTGGGCGATCGCGTGCCGGTGGGCGGCGGCATCCAAGGCGGCGGCGGGCCGGCGTTCACGCCCTTCACCGTTTTCCAAGAGTGGCAGGGCGTCCGCAAGCTCTACGTGCGGCCAGATGGCAACGACCTGAACACGGGCCTGAGCGACGGGCAAGCTCTCGCGACGCCGATGGAGGCTCTCACGCGGCTCATGTGGCCGAATCCCAACGCCAACGTCCCCAGCCAAGCGGGCGGGATCATCCTGCTCAAAGCAGGCACGACGTTCCCCAACGCGGCATTCCGCACCACATCAGCGCGCCAAGGGGTCATGGTGGGCGGCACGGCGGCCACGCCCGTGCTCATCGGGGTGTACGGGGAAGGCCCGCGTCCGATCGTCCAGGTGCCTCAGAACGTGCCTGGGATGAACGTGCAGGGTGGCACGGGACACTACTTCGTGCAAGGCATCGAGTTTGTCGGTCAGTTCGTGGGCGGGCTGGGGACCAGTGAGAGCGTGACGATGATCGGCGATGCCCAGCCGTGCGTGTGGGAAGACTGCGTGTGGCGCAACTTCCGCCAAGGTCCGGCCGCACAGGGGCAGAACTCGACGACGATCACCCGCGTCACGTCGATCAAGCTGCGGCGCTGCATCGTGGACAACATCCGCGCGGGCGCGCACTGCCACGGAACCATGTTCAGCGGCGTCAACTTCGCGGAAGTCGATGAGTGCGTGTTCAACAACGTCGGCAACCGCGATCGATTCAGCCACGGCGGGTACTGGGTGGCAGATGCCCAAGACAGCTTGCGGCGGCTGGTGGACTCCATCGTCATCGATCCGGGGAACGCCGGCTGGCAATGCCGCGGCGGCCGGTTCGAAGTGCTGCGGAACCTCATCATCGGTGCTGGCAACGGGCTGGGCCTGGGGCACGCGGAAGCGGGATTGGTTGGGATCAGCGGTGACTTCGATTACAACTGGATCGTGAACCCCATCGGCGAAGGCGACGACAACGAGCCGTTCCTCGCGGATGTTGGTATCGCGATTCAGCGCGGCAACGGTGGCAACCTGCGGTACAACCGCGTGTATGGCGGTGTGACACCCATTATGCGCGGCGGCATTCCGCCAACGGAACCAGTGGGCGTGTGGAACGAGATCAACAACGTCTTTGGTTCCACACTCACATTCGACAAGGCCGCCATCACCAACCGCCTCATCACGCGCCCGCGTGGCGTGTGGGGTAGTCAGTACCGCCCCGATGGCATCGCGGCGGAGATCGGTGCCAATTCATAAGACGCTCGGGGCATGTGGCCCCAGTGGGAAGCGTGTGCCCGAATAGCCCCCGCGTTCGGGCCACGCCCCCACCAAATTGAGATGAGGAAACCATGAGCCGAGTCAACCGAACCACCGACTACTTCTTTGCGGGCCTTGATCGCGGCACAGCGGCCGCTGCTCGCGTGCGTCAGAACAGCATCCAGGACGAAGAGCTGAAGTACGTGCGCGAGCGGCGTGCGGTGACGGATGCTCGCGATGACAACGAGTACCAGTACCTCACGGGCCGGCGTGCTGTCCTGGACAAGCGGGCGGATGAGAAGGCGGCGTTTGACTCGCTGTATGACGACGTGCAGATGGAGACGGCGGAGACGAACCTGTCGATGCTGCAACAGCAGGTCGAAGACATGCAGCGCGCTCGCGTGGACAACCTACTCACGCAGGCACAGACCAAGAAGTACAACCGGGCGGCGTTGGACTTCCTCATGCGGCCGGAAGAGGATGTGTCGTTGGCAGGCACGACCGCGGAGCTTGCGGCGATTGCTCAACAGCCTGGAGAGCTTGCCGAGAAGCAGGCAAAGGCTTCCAGTGTGATCCGCAGTGGCATCCGCGGTATCCAACGGCCCGAGCTGGTCGATGAGTTCTTCGCCGAGTTTCCCGAAGCTGTCGGCAAGGTGAGCCCACAACTCGTGTCGCTCATGGTCGGGAAGGACAAGAAGCTCGCGCAGAAACGCATCACCGAGCTGCAACTGACCATTGCCGACCTCACCAAGCAGAACGCCTTGCAGTTCGCGGAAGAAGTGATCGACGAGGCCGACGCCCTGGGCATTCCGATTGATGATGAACTTCGTCCGTTTGCGGATCGCCAGCGGCGTGCGGCTGAGGATCAGCAGGCGAAAGAAGACATGCTGCTCGCGATGGGTGTGACGCCGGATGATCCGCGCTTCGCCTACCAGATGCAGTTCAGCCGCGAGTACGTCGAAACGCTGTTTGATCGCACCGCCAAGGTGATGGAAGCGGAAGCCAAGCAGGCGGCCGTCCAGGATCGGCGTGCGGAGCTGGGCTATGCCATCGCCGCATTCGAGAATGGCGAAGACGTCAACCCCGATCAGCTCGGCTTGCTCCAGGAGTCGGGGTATCTGAAGGCAGCCACCGAGTCACAAGGCAAGTCGGTCGAACAGGACAAGAAGGATCTGCGGAGCGCGCTGAGCGTGCTGATTGATCGCCGCGATGATCTCTCGAAGCGACTCAAAGGCAAGATCGATCCCGCGACCTACGGCGTCAAGAACTCGGTGAGCGGTGAGGGCATGTTCCGATTCCGCGACGATGACGCCGACCAGGTTGAACAGGATGCCGCGGAACTCCAGTCAACGGAAGAACAGATCAAGAGCTTGCAAACGCAACTGCTCGCCGTGTACTCGGGGGCTCGCGCGAGGAACTCCGGAGCGCGTGTCGATCTCCAGAGCGCGGCGGAGAAGGGCATGTCGATGGACGACTTTGGTGCTCAGCTCGAAGCGGAGTTGACCACCCAGCTTGGTCGTGCCCCCACCGATGACGAGTTGCGACAGGCGTTTGAAGAGATCACAGCAGGCGGATGAGCAGGCCAATCAACACAGCGACGGCCATCGCGGAGAACAAGCCAATGCACAAGTTGCGCTCACCCCGATTGCGAATCGCGAACATCGACACGATGCTCGCGACCACGAACACCACGAGCCCCACGCCCGCGAGCACTACCAACGGCGCCACAAGCACGAAGCCCAACAGACGCACGTCACTGGCATCGGCGAGAACGCCCGCGGTGATGACAACAGCCCCCAGTATGGCAAGCAAGAACGCCACGCCAGCAACGTACCACACCCATTTCTCTGCGCGACGTGCAATCTGATTCACCCGTTCCATGCCCACACCGTACCGCGCTTCGCCTCATAACGCAAGACCAATCGGAGACCGACCATGAGTGTCGCCGCAAACCCCAACACCCTCGCCTTTGAACAGTGGCTCGAGCGCCGTCGATCCGGTAACACCCAGCAAGGGGTGAGCGCGGCGGACTCCAACCGAGCAGCGTTCAACTCGTGGCTCGAACGCCGTCGCCAACAACGTGAGGCTGAGCAGGCCAAGCCGATGGGTGGTGTCGCACAGCTTGGCGCCGGCTTCGCCACAGGTGTTCCGCGAGCCATCGCGACGGGCGCACAGCTCGCAGAAGCTGCGCTCGAGGCTGGTGACCGCGTGCCGGGTGTGGTGCGTTCTGCAATGGTCAACGCGGCCGGCAAGGCAATCACGAATCCAGTCGGCGTCGCGATGGATGCCGCGAACGTGGTGGCGAGCACGGTGACTGGTAGCCTGCCTGGGGGCGGTCGCACGCTTGATGTTCGGGTCCAACCCTCGCGCGATCCGCGTGTCGTGGCGGCCGCACAGGCGGCCGGTTCCAAGACGGCCCAAGAAGCTGCCATCGGCAAGGTGATGGAACGCGGCGCCGTTCGCGCGGGTGCGTTGAGGACGTTCGCGGACACGGCCGCTGACGTGCGTGATGCAGAGATCGAACCCAGATTGAAGAAGTCGGGATCTCGGTTTATGTATGACCTCGGCCAGTCGGGGCCTGGCATGGCTTTCAACGCGGCGGCGGCAATCGCGGGAACACAAGTCGCAGGCCCCAAGGGCGGCTTGGCTGCATCGGGCGTCGTCTCTTTCATGCTGGAGAGCGGCGACACGGTGGACACCCTCTACGAAGACTTCCGCTCCGATGGCATGAGCAAGGAAGATGCGTATGCGTACGCGCTCATGGCGGCGGTGCCGGCGGGGACCGCAAAGGCCGCTATCGAGCAGGCGGGTTTCCAATCCACGCTGATCCGCGGCATGAGCAAGGTGGCAGGGCGGCTGAAGCTCGACAAGCAGACGTTCGCGAAGGCGGTGACTCGCTATGTGGGCGACATCCTCGCGGAAGGTGGCGAAGAGGTTGCACAGGGTACTATCGACCGCATCGTTCGTGAAGTGACCACGGGCCAAGGCGTCGCGCCAGTCTCGCGCGAAGCGTTTGACCAGGCGGTGTACGAGTTTGCTCTCGGTGCAGCGGGCGGCGCTCTGTTCGGCGCACCCGGAAGCACAATCGAATATGTGGCGGAGCGGCGAGCAAGGAATGCTCAAACAACCGCAACGTCACCCGTCGCCCAGGACACCGCACGGAGCGGAACGCGCGTGCAGGATGTACGCGCGCCTGGGCAATCGGTTGAACCCGTCGAAAGTGGTGAAGCGGCCCCCGCCGAGCGGCCCGTCGTCGATGTGCTCGACGATGCCAACGCGAGCGACGATGAAGTTATCCGTGCGCTCGAGCGGATTGATCTGTCTGTGGATGGTCAGGATGCGACGCAGGACGTGCAGGAAGAGGCCGCACGTCGCAATCCTCCCGCTCCCGCGATCGCACCGGCTGAGACGCCGGCGGCGGATCAAGCGGCCACAGATCCGGCCGAACAACCGCGCTCGGCCCCAGCAGCGGAAAGCCCAGCAATTGAGTTGACAAAGGCAGGGGAAGCATCGACCGATTCTAACGCGGTCACCCAAGACGCAACCAACGACACCGAACCCCCGGTTGAAGACACTGATCCACTGCGCGTCAAACTGACCAACAGCGGCTATGCGCGGAAGTTTCTGGTTGAACGAGCAGGCCTCGCCGACGTCGATGAGGATGCCGGCCGCGTCGGCAAGTCGGTTGCAGAAGCAGAACGTGGTATCGCCCAACTCAACGGTCGGGATGTGTTCTCATATCCCGAACTGCGGAATGAGGAGTACCGAAGTGATGAAGCTCGAAAGAATCTGCGCAAGCAAGCTATGGATGAGCTGATGACGCAACAGCGTCTTGATGATGACGACAACATTCGTTTGGGTACGGGCGGCGCGCTGCCAAAGACGCCGCTTCGCAAGGATCGCGTGGCGGTGATTGTGCTTGGTCCGCCGGCGGCCGGCAAGAGCGGTATCGCGAACCGACTCTCTGACTCGTTGGGCGCGATGATCGTGGACAACGACTACGCGAAGCGCAAGATTCCCGAGTTTCATGGCAACTCAATCGGCGCGATGCTGGTTCACACAGAGAGCGACGACATCATCAACGCGCCGGGAGGCGTGCTCGACCAGGCTGTTGACGACGGGCGCAACATCGTCATTCCGGTGGTGGGAAAAACCTACTCCGGCGTCGAAAACAAGATCAAGGCGCTCAAAGGCAGGGGGTACAACGTCCGTCTCGTAAATGTCGTGCTGCCAACGGATAAGGTTCTGGGACGGGCGGCGCGACGATTCGATGCCAGCGGGCGGTATGTTTCTTTGTCATACATCGCTGAAGATGTGGCTGAGAAGCCGTCGATGACGTATGATAGAGCGAAGAAAGAAGGGCTCGCAGATGAGTACCTCACCCTCTCAACGGACGTCGAACGCGGGCAACCGTGGAAGCAGCTCGAAGGCTCCCTCGAGCGCACAGAAACCCCCGATCCTGACGGCGCAAGACTGGCAGAACAAGCTGGATCGCGAGGACGAGGATCGGTTCGCGAAGCTGGCAGCGAGCTGGGAGAAGAAGCGCGCGTCGAAACCGACCGACAAGATGCAGACCAAGACCAAGAGGTAGCCTCCCCCCCGGAGAACGAACGAACCGATGGAACTGAGCGCGAACGAACGGATGATGCGGTGGCTGCGCTGGGCGGATCTGACCCAGCCAGCGACACAAGCGGCGCTCAGCAATCCGAAGAGCCTGCGCCAAGCGCTGGAAGAAGAGACGACGGACGAGCTGGCAACGCCGATGATGGACAGCCTGCAAGCGAGCGAGGCGAGCGATCTGGACGAACAGACGACGGCGATGGCAGCGGCGGCGTTCCGAACCGATCTGACGCCCCAGCAGCAACAGACCGTGCTGACAACGCTGCAACAGATGGGCAGTCGGCAATCCGCACAGACGTTCCTGCAAACAGTGAAGTTGCGGGCGCCGAGCGGGTGGGCGATGAAACGCAGTCCGATGTAGCCGACGACGTTCAGACGGCTCCAACACGGATGCGTACTACTGAAACGATCGACGTCGATGGTTTTCAGCGTCCTACCACCAACAGTGATGGGAGGCCGCTTGCGTCTGACGAAACTGGTATTCGCGAGTTTTGGAAGTGGTTTGGCGATTCAAAGGCCGTTGACTCTCGCGGCCGCCCCCTCGTTGTGTATCACGGCACGCCGCTGAAAGAGGGTTTGACCGAGTTCAAGCTGAACCGTGGCGCCGCGTACTTCTCCAGCAAACGCGAGATTGCTGAGCAGTACACATCCGTCCGCGGCGCATGGCGCTCGCGTCCAACCGGCGTCGTTCTGCCGGTGTATCTGTCAGTGCAAAAGCCTCTCGTCATTGAGGCGGCGGGGAAGCGCCACGACAACATTCCCGTTCCGTGGCAAGAGTGGAAGCCGAAGGTGTTTGGGAACATTCCCAAGAACGCCGTGACCGTCGAGAAGATTGGTGAACGAGCCCAATCAGAAGGCGCTGACGGGGCGATCGTGCGCAACGTCATCGATACGGCGGACTTGGATGACCGCACCACGTCTGATGTGTACGTGGTGTTTTCGCCCGAGCAAATCAGGTTTGTTCCGACTGATCCTCCACAGTCTGCAACTACGCCCGTTGATTCGCCCCAACCCAATCAACCGCCACCCACGGCGGATCTGCCTGCCTTTGCCAAGGGCGATGTTGTTGACGTGATCGATCCAATCGCGATTGCGTTCGCAGAAGAACGCAGTCGTCCTGTCACTGGATGGATCGTCACGAAGGTGCTCGATGGCATCGTCACGATGCGGCATCCCAGCGCCGGCCGCCAAAGCCGCGCTACATGGTCGCTTCGTGCGGACCAGATTCGACGGAACGAGGACACCACCGAGACCGGCGAAGCGGCCGCACCGACGCCCGCGCCGACACCCACGCCGGCCGAGAACGTGACGCCCGCGACGCCCGCGCCGGTTGCGACGCCCGCTGCCGTGCCCGAGCCGGCACGCGATCCTAACGCCGTGAATCACATCATCCGTCCTGGCGAGCTGGATGTAACCGGCGGCGTCAAGGCGAAGATGCAGGCGAACCTCGCTGCGCTCGAGCTTTTGCAAAAGCTGGAAGCGGAAGGACGTAACGCGACCGCGAGCGAGAAGCGCGTTCTCGCAAACTTCACCGGCTGGGGCTGGGCGGGTGAGGTGTTCAACGAAGCCAAGGCCGCGTTTGCCAAGGATCGCACCAAGCTCCAAGAGCTGATGACTGAAGCCGAGTACGCATCGGCGCGCAAGAGCACGCTCAACGCCCACTACACCGCCGAAGAAGTCGTGCGGCCGATGTGGGATCTCGTGAAGAGACTGGGCTTCAAGGGCGGCCGTGTGCTGGAGCCGGCTGCGGGCTCGGGCAACTTCCTTGGAATGATGCCTGAAGACATGCGGGAGAGCACACAGTTTGTGGCGGTGGAGCTGGATTCTCTCACCGGCCGCTTGCTGCGCAAGCTCTATCCAGAGTCCGACGTCCGCGTGCAGGGCTTTGAAACCGCGCAGATCGCCAACAACTCCATCGATCTGGCAATCAGCAATGTGCCTTTCGGCGGCTTCCGCATCACCGGCCGAGACTATGACGATCTCTTCATCCACGATTACTTCTTCGCCCGCGCCCTGGACAAGCTGCGTCCTGGCGGGCTGCTCGTGTTCGTCACGAGCGACGGAACGCTCAACAAGGTGAAGGACGGCGCCCGCGTGCGTCAACTGCTCGCGAGCAAAGCCGATCTTGTCGGTGCGATTCGCCTCCCCAACGACGCCTTCGCAAAGAACGCCGGCACACAGGTGACGACGGACATCATCGTGATGCGCAAGAAGGATGGCACACCCTTCCAGGGCGAACCGTTCATCAATCTTGCCCAAGTGGGCGAGCATCCGGTCGCGAAGATGATCGAGTCACTCGAGCGCCGCGTTGCGCAGTTGGCTCGGCGTGGCAATGCTGATGCAGAGATTGCAAAGCTCGAAGCCGACATCGAGCGGTATCGCGAGTCTGGTAGCGAAACCGTGCCGATCATGGCGAATGAATACTTCGCCGCGCATCCTGAAATGGCGCTGGGACGACACACCCTCGAAGGCACGATGTACAACGACAACGACTACGCCTTGGTCAGTCGCAAGGGCGTGGACCTGGGGCAAGCGTTGCAGACTGCCATCAACGCACTGCCTGAGAACGTCGTCGGCAACACCACGGTTCGGGCGACAGATGGCGGCAGCATCAAGGCAGAGGAGGGCGAGCGATTCGGTTCGTATGTGGAGCGTGATGGCGTCTACTACGTCGTCGGCCGTGACGGGCTGGAGCCGGCCGACTGGACCAAGCAGAAGCTCGTGGGTGATGATTGGGATGTGCCCATCGACGCAGACGAGCGGGCACGCCGTATCGAAGTGTGGCCGGCGTGGAACAATCTCCGCAAGGCGGCGGTTGCGCTGGTCACCGCGGAAAACTCCGTCAAGCCCAAGTCGTACTTGGATGGGTTGCGCGCCGAACTGAACGAGGCGTATGACGCCTACGTCAAGAAGTTCGGCACGCTGAACCGCAAGCGCGAGTCTTCCAGTCGCGTCGCACACTTGGCCGCGGACCCTGACTATCCGCTTGTGATCTCGCTCGAAGTGCAGCGGGAAGTGCGCCGCACCATCAAGGCCGGCCCGAACAAGGGCAAGTCGATCATTGAGGAAGCGTTCGTCAAGCATCCCATCTTCGAAGAGCGGCAGATGCAGCCTCGCACGATGCCGACCTCGGCCAAAGACATCAACGAGGCGGTGTCGATCAGCCTGGGGTATCGCAACACAATCGACCCAGCCGTCGTGGGTGAACTGCTCGGCATCAGTTCGGATGATGCGCAAGCACAGGTGCTTGCGAGCGGGTTGGCGTTCGTCAATCCGACGTCGGGAATGATGGAGCCCAAGACCAAGTACCTGTCTGGCAACGTCCGACGCAAGCTCGTGGCAGCTCGCGAAGCCGCTCAGCAGGATGAGCGGTACGCCGGCAACGTGACGGCGCTCGAGGCTGTCGTCCCGCGCGACGTCGATCTGGGTGACATCACCTATTCGCTCGCTTCACGATGGATGCCCGAAGCAATCACATCGAAGTTCGCAAGCGATCTGTTCGCGACGGATGTTGAGGTTCGGTACGTGCGTGCTGCCAATGGCTACGACGTGTCGGTCGCAGAATCGACGGCCGAGATCCTGGCAAACTGGACGGTGCGTGATGAACGCCGGCTGCGCATGAGCGCGAGCCAGCTACTCACGCACGCGCTCAACAACACGCGGCCGGTCGTGACCGAGACGATCACCGTGGGCGGCCAGCAGAAGACGCAGGTTCTCCAAGCACAAACCGCCCAGGCTCAGGCCCTCGTGGACAAGATGAACGCGGAGTTTGTGACCTGGCTGCGCACGACGGATGCGATGATCGGCAATCAGTCCGCACAAATGCTCGCGATGCGGATGTACAACGACACGCTCAACGCGGTCGTTCCGCCCGTCTATGACGGGTCGCACCTGGTTCTTCCCGGTGCAAGCAAGACGGTGCGGAAGACCCCCCACCGCATGAGCGTGGTGTACCGCATCCTCCAGGAGGGCGCCGCGGTCATGGCGCACGGGGTGGGCTCGGGCAAGACGTTCAGCATCATCGTGAGTGCGATGGAAATGCGGCGGCTGGGGCTTGCGCGCAAGCCGATGATCGTGGTGCAGAAGGCGACGCTCGGGCAGTTTGTGCGCTCTTTCAAGGACGCCTATCCGGCCGCGAAGATCCTGGTGGCAACCAATAAGACGTTCGCGGCCAAGAACCGCAAGCGTTTGATGGCACAGGTCGCGCTGGGTGACTGGGATGCGGTTATCTGCACGCATCCCCAGTTCGACTTGATCTCCGTGGGCGCGGGAAAGATGGTCGAGTACCTGCGTCGCAAAGTGGCGGAGCTCGAATCGCTCATTCAAGAAGAGCGTCGGCGCAATGGCAAAAAGGCGATGACGACGAAGCAGCTCGAAGCGGCCAAGGCGTCACTGGAAGCCAAGATCGCGAAGACGCTGGAAGCTGCCAAGGACCGCCAGGACGTCGGGGTCAAGTTCGAGGACATGGGGATCGATGCAGTCTTCATCGACGAAGCCCACATGTACAAGAACGTGCCGATTGTCACGCGCATGCAGCGGGTGAAGGGCATCCCGCAAGGCAACTCCGACCGCGCGTTGTTGGCCGAGATCAAGCTCAGTCTGATCCAGGAGCGGCAGAACGGCCGCGGCGTCGTGCTCGCGACGGGTACGCCCATCACGAACAGCATGGCGGAAGCCTACGTCATGCTCAAACTTGCCACCCCCAAGGTGCTGTCTGAGTTCAACATCGAAAACTTCGATGAGTTCGCCAACACGTTCGGTCAGCCCAAGGGGGATGTGGAGTTCACCTACGCCGGCCGGTACGAAGTGGTGACACGCTTCAAGAAGTTCGTCAACGGTCCCGAGCTGATCCGCCTCATCCGTGCTGGGTTCGACGTCAAGATGGGGAACGCCGAGCTGGGCCTGGATGTGCCGAGAATCAAGGGCGGTCAACCCGAGATCGTCACCGTGCCTGGGGACGAGTCGTATGAGAAGATCAAAGACATGCTCATGTCGGCGGTGCAGACCTTTGAAACTGCGAAGGGAGTTGAGAAGCGGGAGCTGAGCTGGGTTCCCATCACGGTGATGCAGGCCGGCATGGCGGCGGCGCTCGATCCGCGGTTGATTGATGCCAATCTCCCGGACTCGGACCAAAGCAAGCTGTCGGTGGCGACGCGCCGGATCGTGGACATCTACCGCAAGAGCAGCGACTACCGCGGCACGCAGATCGTGTTCGCGGACAAGTTCAACACGATGGACACGTCGCGGCTCCGGTCGGTGTCGTCAGGCGGCATCTCATCGGTGGATGGTCTTGACATCGACGGCGAGAACGAGACGCTGGCAGCGCTGCGCGACGATGACACAGATGCGGAAGCGGCGGCGAGGAATGAAGCCAAAGCGGACGACTCGGCTTTCCGTGGCAAGGGCTTCAATCTGCACAAGGCATTGCGTGACAAGCTCATCGATGCCGGCATCCCCGCGGGCGAGATTGCCTTGGTCATGGAAGCAAACACCGACCAACAGCGTGAGGCTCTGTTCGAGCGGGTGAACCGGGGTGAGATCCGCGTCATCATCGGCACGACGGATCGCTTGGGCGTTGGCGTCAACATCCAACAACGGCTTGTGGCAATGCACGAACTGGACCCCCCGCGAAGCATGACGCCGGCAATGTCTGAACAGCGTGAGGGCCGCATCGTTCGCCAAGGCAACCTGTTTGCGACCGAGCAGTTTGACGGTGTGCCCAATCCCGAGTACCGACCTGGCTTCGAGATCGAACTCATCAAGTACGGGATGAAGGGTTCGATGGACATCGCCATCTATGGGATCATCGCGAACAAGCGCAAATTCATCGTGCAAGCTCTCACCGACAAGGGTGTCGGCCGCACGTTTGACGATCCTGGTGACCAGGCCGCCATGACGGCGAGTCAGATGAAGGCCCAACTCGCCGATGATCCTGAGTTGATCCGGGCGGTCGAGCTAGACCAGAAGATCGACCAGCTCAGCGTGGACAAAGAATCGCACGAGCGTCAGCAGTTGCAGCGGCGACAACAGATTTCCGAACAGCGAGCAAACGCATCGTTCTCGATGCGCTTGGCGATGGAGCGTGCTCAGAAGGCCTCGTCGCTTTCGGTGCTTGTCGCGCCCGACGTCAAAGCGGAGATCTACGGGGAGAAGTTCACGGGCGAGGCCCAGATCAAGGAAGCGTTGAAACCTGTGTGGCAAGCTGCGGCACAAGGCAAGCGCGTGACGTTCACGCTCGCGAACGTGCCGGTGACTGCCATCCAAACGGTCGCGAAAGCTGTGGATGGCAGCATCACTGCGAGCGTCCAGGCATCATTCAGCCTGGGCGGCATGGAGGCCAACATCAAGGCGCCCGTACCGGGTCGCTTCTTCTCGCACATCCGGTCCTACATCGAGGAAACCCCAGCGCAAGAGGCTCAGTTCCGTGCGGAAGCGGACCGGGCGAACGCCGTTGTGAAGACGATGGAGGCCCAGCCCGTGACGCCCTGGGCGAAACAGGCTGAGCTGGACGCGGCCGTGACGGAGCGTGCCGAGATTGAGCAACGCCTCATCAAGCGTGCGACGGACGCGGCCCGTGGTCGCAACGCGCCGACTCCAACGCCGGCTGATGGGATGGAAGTGGACGGCGCCCTGGTCAACACGGGCGGGAATGAGGCGGCCCGCGCACAGCGCGGCGCGTTCTCCCGCCGACGTGGCGCGGTGTACAACCCGTTCAACGAATTGGGCGCGATGATGTTCAATCTTGCGCAGGCGGCCGCGAAGCGGGCGGGACAGACGCGGGCGATTGAAAGCCGCGCCCAGCGCAAGTCCGACCGGACCATCACGAAACTGGAGAAGCAACAGCAATCCGCAAACATCCGGTTGGGGATGCTCGAGCGCGCCCGTCGTGCGTTGACTCGCGACACCAAAGCCCAGGCCCGAGCACTTGCGAGCGCCCAGCGGCGAGCGGACCAACTGGCCGCAAAGGTGGACGACGCCAAACTGTTCGGTAAGACGTTGCTGAGCGAGTACCGCGAATCCCGGTCGGCATTGTCCAAGACACGGCGCGCACTCGCCAAGACGATGAATCAGCTCGTGGCCGAGCGAGAGCGGACGGACAAGCTGCGCGGCAAGCTGAGCGACACCGAGCAGGCTCTTTTGGAGAAGCGGCTTCAGGTCAGCATCCAATCCGCGGTGCGCGGTGCGGTCACCAACGTCGCTCGCGAACTCCCGGTTCGCCTGCGCGGCAACTTCATCACCCAGGTTCGCGACGCCAAGAGCTTGCGTGACGTCCTGGACGCGATGCAGAAGGCGGACGAGTTGCAGGTGAAGGATGTGACGCGATCGGCGCGCAAGATCGCCGACCGCATGACAAGCCGCGCGGTGCTGGGACGGATGACCGAAGACGCTCGCACCAAGCTGGCGGACCTAAAGGCACAGTTTGACGACAACTACCGCCAAGCGACGGCGCCGCTCGCGTCGGCGGGATTGGCAGCGGATGAACTGGTCAACATCGCCGAGCGGATGCGGGCAATCGTGCATGAAGTGCGCGTCGCCAACAAGCTGATCCGGCTGGAGACGTGGCTGGATGCGGACGCGGCTCGGGTCGCTGTGCTGAAGGCGATGGAGAAGCGCAAGCAGCTTGGCGTGGAGGACGATGGCGTCACGCGCAAGCAGCCGGGCTGGTTCAAAGAGTGGTTTGTCCGGGGCAACTTCAACGCCCGCACGATCGCGGCCGCGCTGGATGACATCTGGGTGGGTATGAACGGGACGGTCGGCCAGTTGTTCAAGGCCATTGAAGATGGCACACTTCGTTCGTTTGAGCTGCGCGAAGCGGCATTGTCGGCCGCAAACGTGGCTGCCATGAACGCGGGGTATCAGAACCTCGCGCACTTGATGGCGGTGACGTCGGGCTCGCTGGGCGAAGGGCTGCATGTGCGGGTGCCTGTGCGTTTGGCCGGCGAGAACTTGCAGCTCACGTACGGCCAGCTCGCCAAGCTCTACTCGACGTTTCAGGACGTTTCGACGTGGCGGCTGATTCGGCAAGGCAAGTCGATCCGGTTCCGGGATGCTGGGCTTGCGTCCATCACCCTGACGACGATCACCGACAAGGACGTTGACGCGGTGCGTGACGCGCTTCCGCCGGCACTGCGCGAAGCTATCGACGAGATGAAGCGAGCACGCGAGCGGATGTTCCCGGCGGTCCAGGCTGTCATTCGTGCCATCAAGGGGTACGAACCTATCAAGGAGTTCAACTATGAACCCCGCACACTCGACCGCGAAGTTCAGTTTGGCGCCGAGGAAATGGAGCTATTCGATTCGGAAGGTGAGACACGTTACATCGAGAACGCGGGATTCACGATCAACCGCAAGGAAGACAAGACGACACCGCTCCTGATCGGCGACTTCTTCGAGGATTGGACGCGGACGGTGAACGGCCAGGCTGATGTGATTGCGTTGGCGACGCCGATCCGTAACGCTCGCCTGGTGTTGCTGCACCCGGACGTGAAGCAGGCTGTGGCCGGCGTCTACGGGGACCGTGCGCCCGCTCGCATCAAGGACATCCTGATCGACGCGAGCGGCTTGCGCAACGCCGGCGGGAAGGCAACGCGGGTTGCGCAGTTCATCACTCGCATGGTGTCGGCGTCCAGGACGGCGCTGAGGCTCACGAGCTGGATGGCCCAGCTTGCGGGCGTCCCGCGGTTGTGGGCGGCGATGCGCGACAACAAGGCCTTCGCGGCTGGGTTGCGTGGCATGTTCAAGAAGGGCACGGCCGAGGGGATGATGCAGATCCCATACGTGCGACGTCGGTACGCAGGATCACTGGCAAGCGTGAACAGCACGCTGGGTGACCCCACGAGTGCGGTGATGATGGAGAGCGGGCAGTCTCTTCGGGATCTCTTGGATCGGGCTCGATTGGCAAGCAGGGCGCTTGCGGCCGACGTGGCGGTGGGCGACATCAAGGGCGCTGCCGTTCGTGCATGGGTGGAGCTGGCTGAGACGGTTCGCATTTCCAACTGGTTTGACGCCATCCCCGTGCGCATCGCCTACGCGGGCTTCTCGGCCAGAGCAAAGGAGCTTGGCAAGGACGAAACGTGGGTGCGTGAACAGACCGTGGAAGCACTGCGCGAAGTGCTCAACAGCAGCGACGCGACGGACCTGACGACGTTTGCGTCAAAACTGCGCAACAACCCCGGCGTGGTGATGACGGCGTTCACGAGCGACGCGGCCAGCGCGTTCAACCAGCTCTATCGCGGCTGGCGTGCCGGCGGCAAGGAGCGGCGGCGGGCTGTGATTGCCATGACGGGGAGCATCCTGTACACGGCGTTGGGGGCCGGACTTATCGACTGGATCTTCTCCAGCCTGGTCGGGGAAGGGAAGGACGATGAAGAACGGCTGACGCAGGCCGCAAGCAAGGCGAGCATCCGGGCGATTCAAGAGTCGTTCGGGATGTCGTTCATGGCGGACAAGCTGCTCGGCGATGTGCCGCGGTTGGTGACGGGCCTGGGCGGCGGCCGCGTGGATCTGTTCGATTCGATGGCGACGTCGGCCGTGAATCAGACAGCTACGTCGGCGGCGAGGTTTATCCAAGCCATGATCGAGCTGTTCAGCGAGGATGAGAAGAAGGCGGACCGCGCGGGCGAGAAGGCGTTGGTGGAGCTGATGAGATTCATCGAGAACGGCGGGAGCTTGGTTAGGAACCCGTTTGCGGCTCCGATGGCGTCGGCGCGGCGGGCGGTGGAGGCGTCGATGCAGAAGGAAGAGGAGTAGTCTGAGCGAGAAGAACCCTCCCCGGCACAGTGCTGTTCATGGACAGATGGAAGAGGGCGGTGTGTTCGTGGAAAATCTGGTTGCCGCGCTCATGCAGGCGGCGATGCTGTGCATCCAGTGCATCAGCAGTAATCTTCATCGCTCGAAGACGGCGGACGATCCGACGTTGAATGCGGCCCGCTTGGACGCTGACGCATGGCGTCCACGAGGCGTTTGCAATCTCCCGCACGCGGCGCATCCTTGCTTCGAGCATGTCAAGCTGCGCGAGCATGACATCCTCGCGAGCTTCGATGTGTTTCATTTGTTCAATGACATCTTCGTGCTGTTTGCGCAGATGCCTCATGGTAATTGAATGATCTGATGTCATGTCGGCCTCCTGGTGTTGAGCGGTGTGGATGCGAATTGCAAGTTGACGACGTGGAAACGCCCGTGCGTGTAGCACTGCCTCGCTCGCTTTGACAGGTGATTCAAGCACACTGCGCACAAGTGGCCGGCTGTCCGTGCATCGCACTCACGACATCGCCGCTCGATGCCCGAGCCACATCCACAGTTCTGAACGTACATTCCGCACGTGGAACATTGGTCATTTGACATGTTGGCAAACACGCTCATGCTTGCTCCGGAATCACGGGCTTGGTGACTTTGAGGGATGCCAGGGCGGCCGCGAACGCTCCCTCATACCCCTCGCCGAATCGCAGGTACAGGGCATGTTGCAGCGATGGCGACAACGATTTGAAGCACTTGTAGCAGAACGCATTGCTTGACTGCTTCACGCGGCCGCAACACGGGCATGTGGTGCTGCGGAACGAGCGTGTGATGAGCAGTGTGGTCAAGTCGAAGCCCATCGGGTTGGGACGTTCGGTAGATTCGCGTCCGGCTTCGCGAGCCTCGCGATGCATCTGCATCGTGAGCAGGGCCATGCTCTGCACCGCGTTGCGGACAACCTGCTCGGGGCGATACCACATGCTCTCGCCGGTCTCGGCCGTGGTGAACGCGACGTTGATGCGCTGCTCGCCGCGCGGCGGGATCATCATGGACTTGATGATGCCAAGGCGGCCGTCGTGCGGCCCCTCCTGGATCACGACCAGGTGCCCCACCGTGAGGCCGGCTCCGTTTCTATCTCGAAAGGCGCTCATGCCGCATCGTCCTTTCCGGGCTGTTCGCCCGACTCTTCGCGCTCGCGCAACCGCTGCTCTTGCTGCTTGGCTTCATCCACTTCGGCGCGGTCGATCACCGTGGTTTGTGGGGCGTCGAATCCCAAGCGCACTTTGTCACCGCGGATGCTCATCACCTTCACGCGGCACAGCAGCTTGCCGTCGCTATCGCGCAAAACCGTCTCTTCGTCGTATTGCCGTGCGATCACCAACATGCGTTACCGTCCTTCCATGAACCTGTCGCGCTCTTCGGGCGGGATGTACGCGATCCCGCACATGTCGAACGCTTCCTCTTCCGTGAACACATTGACGGGCTCTTGATCGCGACCGACCAGCCACCCATCGATAGACGCTTTCCAGTTCGGATCACCCTTGGGGATGCCGTTGCGGTCCTTCCACTTGCCCAAGAACCACTCGGCGAACTCGGCTGAGCCGGTGCGGTAGAGCGTGAGCCAGCCCATCTGGCCGGGGTATCCGCGGAACACCTGGAGGCTGATGTCCCTCGCGTGTGGCGTGCCCTGCCAAGCGTGCAGCGTGATGGTCGCTGCCTTGAATCCAGGCTTGACGCCTCGCACAGCGGTGGCGATCTTCTTCGCGTTCTTGGGCGGGATGACCTGCTCGTTGCCGCTGAACAGTCCGGTGTTCTGGGGCACGGGCGAGCCGTTGCGAAGCACGCCGTTGAGGACGGTGAAGAACGGATCGGCAATCCATGCCTTTGTCGCCCATGTGGGATCGATGCCTTGCGGGCATGGCGCCACGATCTCGATGTCGCCGATGTCGGCCTTCTTGCGGCGGATGGAGCCGACGAAGACGCCGGCCGCCACGGCGTCTTGCTGCTCTTTGGTCGATGCAATCGACACGAGCGCGTTCGCGAAGGCGGCCGCGAGCGTGGTGGCGGTGGCGAGCGGGATGCGGGTGGCGGTGGTGCTCACGAGATAGTCTCCACAAGGGCGATGCGCTCGCCGATGAAGCGCATCACGTTGACGGCCATGCTGTTGCCCAACATGCGGTAGCGGGCGGCGTCGCTGGTGAGCTTCTTGCTGTGAGGGACAAGCGTGTAGTCGTCGGGGAAGCCTTGCAGGCGTTCGCACTCGCGCGGGGTGAGGCGGCGGACGGTGGCGGTATGGGTGAGGGCGTGGGCGACGAGGTTCTGGCATTCGTCACCGCTTGGCCCGCCCGAGCCCTTGGCCCACTTGCTGGTCATTGCACTTGTGACGCTGGGCACAAGCATGTTGGTGTGGGCGTCTTGGCCATTGGCCCCGCCGGGATGCGCGCCCGGTGAAAGCGTGCCTGCCACATCGTCTGCGATGAAGGTCATGCGCTCTGTGTCGTCTGACCAGCCACGGCCCGCAGCGCCGCCTCCAAGTGTGCCGGCAAAGCCTTGCCCCGCCTTGCGGCTCGGCGCAGGATGCCCGCACAGGCTTTCGCGCTCAAGTAGTACCGCTGCGGCACGCTGCCAGCTTCCAAGATGTCCGACAACGAACACACGTCTCCTGCGCTGGGGGACGGCGCGAGCGTGTGATTCCACTCGGATGTATTGAGCGTCCAGCACTCGGTAGGCCCACCCATACCCGAGCTTGCCCAACGCCCCGAGGAAGGCACCAAAGTCCCGTCCTGATCCGCTTGACAGGACGCCGGGGACGTTCTCCCACACCACCCACTTGGGCCGGTGGCGGTCAACAAGGCCCAGATAGACGAGTGCCAGGTTGCCACGCGGGTCGCGTAGTCCCTCGCGGAGCCCGGCGACGCTGAAGGACTGGCAGGGGGTTCCGGCCACAAAGAGGTCTGCATGTGCTACGTCCTTGCCGCGCAGGCAGGTTTCCATGTTGCCGACGTTGGGCACATGGGGGTAGTGGTGGGCGAGCACGCTGCACGCCGCATCGTCGATCTCGCTGACGGAGAGGCAGCGCCAGCCCAGCGGATGCCACGCGACGGTGGCAGCCTCGATGCCGGAACAGAATGAGCGGTAGGTGACGCTCACGCCTTCTTCCCCCCATGCACTGCAAGGTGCGCACGGACGGCCGCCTCAGCTTGGTTGAGAAACCAATCACCCAGGAGAATCGCGTCGGCCGCGTTGCCGGCGATGTCTTTGGGGAGCTTGTCGGGGCCATTCAGCAGGTCCAAGCCAAACCTGTACTGGACAGCGGCGACGCGGCGGGGCTTCTGCTTCCCGCCCGTGGGCGAACGCAAGGCCCACTGCGTCACCGTCACGGGATGAAGACGCGGCCGGAACAGAATCCCGCCTTTGATCCATGCGGCGAAGTAGCCGACGATCATGCCGTAGTTGGGTAGCGTCGCCTGCGCATAACGCTCCATGCCATGCACCTGCGTCTGAGGCAGTTCCAACACAACATCGGTGATTTCGCTCATGTCGTGGACGCTGAACGCTGACGCGAGCGTGCGACGAACCACGTCATCGCATCGAGCGACGAGATCAGCACCTTCCGACTCCTGCACCACACCGCAGTTGAGCAGCTTGTGTTCCGTGATGTCGAACGTCGCCCAGCCGGTGCATGACAAGCTGGGGTCGATGGAGAGAAGGATGCTCATCGGCGTAGCCTCGAAATCTCATTGGCGGGCGGGTACTTCTCGTTGAGCTGCTTGAGCAGCCGATCACCGTGACGCCGGACGAAGAACTCTCGCTGCAAACCCGACATCACGCGGATTTCGTACTCGCCGAACACGATGTTGTACTGGAGCATGGGCACATCACCAGGACGATCACCCAACGCGCCGAGCAGGGCTTCAGCGTGCTCAATCTTCTTCTTTAATTGGTCGATCACGACCTGTCGCTCGACAACATCGTTCTTCAGGTTGGCGATGACCATGCTGTTGATCTGCTCGCGGCGACGTGCGCGGGCGAGCTGGCGGCGTTGCTTACTTCCCATTCAACACCCCCCGGATGTAGTCGCGGGCGCGGTTGACCTTTGCCATCTGCTCGTTGCTGCCGCCGGCGTCGGGGTGGGCACGCTTGGCGGCGAGCGAATAGAGACGATCCAGGATCTCGGCGTCAGGCTGCTCGCCCATGTAGACCCCACCGCCAACGGTGGAGAGATAGCGGCACGCGGATTCCACGCTTGCCCACTCATGCACCGGGACACTCACGCCAGGCGGAAGCGACGCGAAGCCGCGGTACTGCTCGTCACTCTGGATGCAGCCGTACCGATCCAACGCCCGCATGCGCTCGAGTGACGCGGCGATCAGGTGGACGTTGTACCACCAATTCGTTGTGCCCCCGCACGTCATGCTCATCGCCAGCTTCCCGCCCTTCTTGAACGTGAGTCGCACGCGGGGGTGCGACGGCTTCGCGTCAGCTCGGGGGTAGTCGTCGTTACGAAGCTGGGTTTCGTTGAAGCCAGCTTCAAGAACAACGTCTGTCGCATGAATCCTCGTCAGCTCTTGTCTGAGTTTCATCATCGCGACGCTTGCCGACGAACGCATGTGCAGCGCAGATCGAGCGACGGAGCGGCATGGGGGTGCAACGGGCATGGGTTTGAACGCGATGTGCATCACTTCTTCTCCACGGGCTTGGTTGGCTTGCGGGGCATATGCGTGGGCTTCACGGCGAGGCCGATGAACTTCTGCATCTGGGCGGACCACTCCGCATCACGCAGATGGACGGCGAGCAAAACCGATTCGGTATCGACGGTCGGCCGCCTGGCTGCAACCGCGCTCACGATGTCGCTCGCGTTGCGCAGTTTGATGTTCATGCGGCCGGTGTCTTCGGTATTCGTCTTCTTGGGCATGGGAACCTCCAATACCCCGCACGCGCTCTCACCCGTGCGGGACGTGTGTTACTTGCGAGAGACCTTGCGGCCCTTCGTCTTCGTCGCACCCTTGCCCACGCGAGGACGCGAGCGCATCACGCGCGGGCCGTCGCTGGCGTGGGGATCGACGTTGCCGCGTCCCATGCGCATCACCCGCTTGGTGAGGCCCTCGGCATCGCGGTCGGCTTCGGCGTCGGCCTTGTCGTGCTTCTTCAGGTACGCGCCCAGGGCCTTGCCGATCTGGTTCGCCTGGTCATCGGTGATCCCGAACATGTGTTGCAGGCTCTCGCCGGGAGCCTCGTTCGCCGAGCGCAACTGCCCAACCGTGGTGATGCCCTCGCCGCGGAGCTTCTTGATGAGCACATCGGACAGGTCCAGCTCCTTGATGTCGGCGGACAAGTGCTGCTTCACGCCCGTGCCGGCGTTGGGATCGGGGGCGTCGGGCTTCACCGGACCGGGCTTGCCCACCGCCTTGACCTTCTTCTCGCCTTCGCCAAACTCCAGTTGCTCGTCATCCTTCTTGGGCTTCTCCATCGGCGGCGGGTCGAAGCTCAGGTTGAGCTGCATCTGATCGAGCGAATCGGGCGTGCCGATGATCTTGTCGATCTCCTTCTCGAAGTACCGAATGTCATGCTGGAGCTGCTTGATGCGCTCCTCGGCATCGCTGTGCATGATCGACGCGGCCGCGTACTCAGGACTCTTGGGGTTCTTCAGCTTGGCTTTTTCGCTCAGGGCCGCGTCACGGTCAGCAAATGCGTTCTCGCGGTTCTGTTGTGCCACGCTCTTGCGGCCGACCAGCTCGCGAAGTGCATCGCACACTTCGACCGGGAACGGTTTGCCGCGGGCAAACTTCAGTTTCTCTTTGGACATGTTGCTCTCCATGCAAGGGGGTTGAATGAACGTGTTGAGTCGCATCGAACAAACGCTGCTCGTCTGCGACTTCCTCCGGGGGTGGGCCTTTGTCAAACTCGTTGCTCAGATCAATGCAGCGGGCGGCGACTTGACGGAGCGCAATCGCGACGTTGGCCGCTCCCCCTTCGCCCAGGCATCGCATCAGATCTTGGGAAATGCGCAGCGCTTTGAGGCTGAGCCCCATACGCCACATGTCGTCGTCAAAGCGTGCCTTGATGTCGCTGCTTCGTCTACCCACACTTCACCCCCTGTTGTTGATCCTCTCGCGTGATGCGAAGCTCGAGCGCACGGACGGCTTCATGGGCACGCCGGCCGTCTGCAACCTTGGCTTCCAACTCCGCCCACCGCTCGATCACGGGCATGTCTCCCAGATAGGGCTTGAGCGCGGCGCGTGCTCGCTTCGACACGCCCAGTGCGTTGATGACGTAACCCAGCGGTTTGGGGCATGGGTCTTCGGTCGTGCTCGCACGGGCGATGGCGATCTCGACCAGGGCCGGCGTGACGTTGGGGTGCATCGCGATGCGGTGGCACGTCGCGTGGTAGTCGGCGACGTCCTTCTTCTGCCGCGCCCACTCTTCGCACGCCTCCAGCAGCATCCGCTTGCTTTGCGTCATCCGCCAGTACCGGAGCGATGCCTCGACCTGGGCGTCAATCCCCGCGTGCAGCTTGCCGACAGCAGCGCCAGCGCTAGAGCGCCCTTCATTTGCGCATAAATCAGGGCGCTCAAGCGCTGAAGACAAAGGCGCAGAAGATGGCGCCGGGGTGGCATTTGCCATACCCGATGGCATTTGCCATCCGGTCGATGGCATTTGCCATGTGGGCGGGGGTCTCTGCCCCCACTTCGCGGCGGCGCCGGAGCGGCCGGCGGCGGCACGCTTGGCCGAAACGGCCGTGTGTCGCTCGTGCAGCGCGTCGAACACTCGACGTGCGTGAGTGCAGAGCAAGCCTTGCGCATCGACGTGGATGCCAAGGGCGTGTTTCATCCGGTTGCTGGCACGTTCTTCGTGCAGCCAGGACGAGTCGCGGGAGATGTCCGCGAGCGCATGCGCGTCGTTGGGAAGCAGGCACCCCTGCGACCACGACGCGGCGAGGAGGAGGGTGGCGACGCCAACCTCCAGCGCCGTGAGCTGCATCCAGCAGCCGGGGGCGACGAGTTGCTCCACGGGGGGGAGCGGGGGAATGAAAGCATCCTTGCTCATTGCGAAACCCCGTGGCCGGACCTTGCACCGGCAGGGAGCCTCGCGAGGAAGGACTCGCGGACTCACGGGGGAGATAAGGAGAACGCCCGTCTTTCCGGGCTGCCACGGGTGTGCGACTCTCGCCGCTTAGGCCGTACCCGCACGGCGCAGATCAGAATCACAGACCTTCATCAGCGTCCGAATGAACCTGTCCGTCCGCTCCAAGCACGCCGCCGTAATCGGGCTCGGGTTCCTCATGCCGGCGTCCCACACGGGTGACACACTCAGGGCATCGCGTGTGGGTGATGTCCTCGCCGCGGAAGTTGCTGACTTGCTCGTGATAGACGTACTTCGCCTTGCCGCGGCCGATCATGCGTTTGCAGATCTGGCACTGCACAGCCTTACCGCTGTGTGTCGCCTTGTTGAAATCGCTTGGCTTGCGTGCCATATTCGGCTCCTTTCAAAGCGTCGAACGGGGTTCCCCCCGCTCGACACCGTGTTGGATTGCTGCTCGATCTCGCGTTGGTCGGGGCGTTCTCACGAGCGCAAGCCCCACGCAACCCAAAGCCTCTCAACACTCATCACAGGGGGGTAGCTAATCACGTGCGAGGGGGCCAGTTCCAACAGCCGGGCTTCGGCGTTTCGCTGTACTGCACGCGGTTGAAGAAGATGCCTTGCGGGTTCAGCACGCACACGCCGATGTCTGTGTCCGAGTAAACCTCGGTGATGACGGCCGCACGGGCAACACTCGGGAACTCACCGCCTGGTGTGCCGTAAGCCTGGTAGTGAACGATGCGACCGACGCTGGGCTTCTGATTCACACTGAACTCCTTGCGGCCGTGCCGCGTTAGGGGGAATGCTGCTCGCGTGCTTACACCGCGCGAGCAACGATGTTGGAAGTGTGTCTGTTCTAATGTGCTATATCACTGGTGCCTCCTTTCGTGTTGAAGCTCGGAGGAAAGCGCCGCGCGGCCGGGGGGAATAACCGCGCAGCACGAGAATGGATCAGGCGACGAAATCGGGCTCTGCCTTGCTGTCGTCGCTTTGGTCATGCTCGCCCTTGTCGCCTTCGTCCTGGCGGGCGCGAGGGTCGATGATCTGTTGAATCGCCTCATCAAACGGGCGGTGCTTGTTGGCTTCGATAAAGTCGATCAGCAGGGCGTATTGCTGGAGGGTCGGCTTTTGGCCCTTGCTGACGACGCCCGTCGCGACACCAAACTCAGCACAGGCGTTGTTGAGCAACTGAGAACCGCCCTTGTACTTGGTCCACGCCTTCATGGCGTTCATGTAGTCCAGGCCCGTCGCACGAGCTTTGACGACGGTGGTGTCCTGGATGTTGTTGAGGGGTTCGCGTGCGTGCTCGTGAACGTCGGCGTCTGCCTGCCCCATTTCGTCGTCGGTGTACGCGGCGCTGAGTTCTTGGGGGAAGGCTTTGCGCAATGCGAGTGCTTCGGCGCACTTGGCGAGCTGGTTCGCCGGCATCTTCGTCCACATGCTGTTGATGACGTGCTTCTTGTTGTCGCTGTCGTAGTAAGTTTGAACGTACTGGTCGAAGGTGGCGACGGCAAAGAGGGGTTCGCGAAAGCCTTTGCGGAACACACCCACGCGAGCGGCGGCAGGGTGATCGTCTGACAGCCAAACATCTTTCCACACCCCGTCCTTGGCGCACCACTCGGGGGGCGTCTGCCCCTCATACTCGCCAGTGCGCTGTGCAATGAGGCGATAGCCGTCGATGCTGGTCTGGAACGTCCAGACGTGCCGCTGCTCTTTGTTGTCCCAACGCTTGACAGCGTGAATCTGCTTGGCGATGGGGTCAAGCTGCATCTTCTCCGCAACCATGCGGAACGCCTGGAGTTCGCTGGCGTTGGCGCCCTTCATCATCGAGTCGCGCAGGATCTGCATCGTCTCTTCGGAGAGGCGGTACGGAGCGATGGCGGTAGTGCCGCGAGGGGCGTGTGCCAGGGCCGTGGTAGTTGGTGCGGTCAAGATGCACCCCCCTTCTTCCCCTTCGTGCTCGGGGCAGTGACGCGAAGCACGCGGAACGTCGTGGACGTGGCGACTTCCTTGGCGACGTCGGGGAACTTGGTGGTGAGAAGCTCCTTGTCGATGCCGGCTCGTGACTGGCTCTTGTAGCTGATCTTGAAGCCGTCCTTTGTCGTCGCACCGTCAGCATCGCCGAGAGCCTGGACGAGTGCAGCCTTGGCAGCTTCGTAAGCCGCTTCCGCCTCTTCATGCACCCGCTTCGCCTCTCGCTCCATCTTCACGATGTCGCCGGCAATCTCAACTGTCTTGCCTTCAGTGCGCTTGATCTGCTTGAGATAGTCCATCGAGCCATGCCCGGTGGGTTCGCGCTTCGTCTTGATGCACTCCCACAAGGTCAGGGCCGCTTCCTCAAGCATCTTGATGTAGTCTTCGTTGCGGGGGACGACGAACATGTCGAACTGGCCCCACACGAAATCCACTTTGGCGACGTAGGCAATGTCGCTTTCCGCACAAGCGAGCTGGTGCTGCACTTGGCACATGATGTCGTCAGGCACTTCCGCCGTGCCAGGCTCGCCGAATCCCTCACGCACAACGCGGGAGGACTTCGCTTCCAAGACCGGCTTGCCCTTCTTGAATGCGTCAAACATGCCATCGACGTTGGCCCGCATCACGCCGTTCTTGTGGACAAGCGTTGAAGTCGGGGCAAAGGCCTTCATTCCCACCTTCTCGCTTGCCTTCTTCAAGATGAATGGCTCGAGCGCCGTCCCGATCTCCATGATGAAGGACTCGTCGCCGGTGCGAGGCGGGACTTGGCCGGTGCGCTCGAGCCAGATGTCGTAAGGCGTGCGGCCCCAGCGGTCAAAGCTGAGAAGGGCGGGAGCGTCGGACGATCCGATGCCCAAGTTGCGTTGTTCTTTCTGCGTTGCGGTAATTGCCATGTGAGAAGCTCCTGCGCGGCGTGAACGCCGGCGATGTGGTGATGCCTGGAATCAGGCGAAGATGTCGATGTCGAACGCGCCACCAGGTCCGAGCTTGGTGTGCGGTCCGTTTGTGGGTGGCAGCTCGCGAGTGGGCACACAGATGACCCAGCACGTTGCGAAGCCGACGACGAAGCCAATGAGGGCGATGAGGAGGAGGATGAGGATCACGCTCCACCCCCGTTCAGAACGCGGCGGGCGTAGCAGGTAATGTCGTGGAGCACTTGTGCGTGCGATGCCTCAGCGTCGCCGAATGGTTCGTATGCGATTCTGGTCAGCGCGGCGTGCAGATCCGGAGCCGCTACGAACAGATCGGCATTCGCCTTCTGGACGTCATCGCGTCCGGGCGGCAGGTACGCAAACGCCGGATCAAGCGGGTGCGACGGCTTGATGCCGATGCAACCCGCGTACTTCCCTCGCGTGATCTTGACTTGTTGGTACGGTCCCCGCGTGAACGGGACATCACCCAGTCTTGCTATCCCACCCTCTCCGCTGCTCGAACTGACCATCGGCCGCCTCCTTTCGGAGCAGCCGGACAAGTCGTGCCAGTTCTTCAAGTCGGTCCGCTAACTGTGTTCGATCCGTGCCCAGTATGAGGTCGATACTCGGCATTCACGAATAGTGTGGCATCGGTTCGCACAGGCTCGCAGAAGTCCCTGAAAGTCAAGGACTTTGTGCGAGCCTTGTCTTTGGGTGGGCGTCGCACGCTCTCGCAGCCGCTGGCAGCTTGCCGTCCCGTTTTGGTCATGTTGTGCTGGTGCTGGTGCTGGTGGTCGCCGTGGACATTCAACGATAATTGGCCGCCAGCAATCTGCCCGGAGGTCGAAGGCCGGGCTCCGAAAGCACTAGTGCCGGGAAGTTCTTCGAGGGCTGCCGCAAGGTCGTCGCGGCGGGTGTGCGAGTAGCGACCGATGGTCAGCGTGGGCGTGCTGTGGCGGGCGAGTTCCTGGGCAACCTTGACACTGGCGCCCGTCTGGACAAGTTGGCTGATGAAGGTGTGCCGCAGACCATGGAAGTCCACCACTCGGCCTTGGCGGTCGTTATGGCGCAGGAAATCGCTGTCGAGGCGTTTCGCCCGATCCGCTTCGTCGGTCGCTTCGGCGATCCACCGAGCTCGGGCATTCTCCATGTCCGCCCGCACGAGCAGAGCGGCCTTCCTCGGTGGCAGGGGAAAGAGCCGCTCACCTCTCCTCTTGCCCTTGAGAAAACCTGCGAGCAAATCGGCAAACTCCCGACGGATGGGTTGAACGTCCATCCGCTTGTGCTTTGAGTAGGCGGCTGCGACCGTCACGGTTGGCGGGACGGAGTTGAGGTCGAAGCTCTCCGGCGTGAGACTGCTGACCTCGGACGCACGGAATCCTGTCTCGGCTGCAATCCGGTACGCCCAGGCACGATTTGGAACTGTCATCCGAATCAAGGCGACTTTCCGTTCCTTTTCAGCCGTTCGATACGGCCGCTCCACAAGAACGGACTCGCTTTCGCTGGCCACTTCGAGTATCCGTGCGACCTCCTCAGGCTGAAGGTCTCGACGCACAAGCCGACGGTCAGTCTGCTCGTTGAACCCTTGAAGACTGGACAGATCATCCAAGGCCGCCCTCTTGTCGCGCACCATCCAGCGGCTGAAGCTCTTGATGGCGGTGATGTAGTGGCTCGCGGTCTTGTTCGAGATGCCCTTGGGCGTGACTCGCCCCGGGACACGAAGTCGCTTGATCGCCGCGAGGACGCCCGCGGGCGTGAGGTCGTGGATCGTGAGCATGTTCCCTTCTGAGAGAATCGCCTTGATCCGTGCCTCAGCGGTGTCGATCGTCTGGGTCGCGGTTCCCTTGCCTTCGAGATATGCCATGAACGCTGCGAGATGATGCGAAAGCGGCTGGGCTTGGTGGATGGCGAGAGACTCAGCGCGAACGTCGATGAGTCCTTCGCGTCGCTCAATCTCGCGATTCTCCCACTTGTTGGCGAGTCGTTCGGCGAGTTTGCGATCGGTCGTGCCTGTTGATCGCTCGAATCGTCGGGTACGGTCGTGGTTGAACCACTGCGCGATCCAGTTCTTTCGGCCCGGGCGTTTGAAGACTGATGCCATATCTGCCTCCGCCGCTGACGCGGCCTCGTGTGCTGTGGAGATTATTCGATTACATCCGCGGTCGGGACCGAGTCCCTCGGGTCTCGTGGCGGTTGGTCGCGTCAGACAGCCACTCGCGAAGCTGGTCAACCGGGTAGAGAACCCGCGCGCCGATGCGAACGTGGGGAATGACCCCAGCGTTCGTCCACGTCCAGAGGAGTCGTTCACTGATTCCGAGCATTCGCGCAGCTTCGGAACGGCTCACGGTGAGTCGGTCAGGTTCCGGTGGCCGCATGGGTTGCAGATTTGTAGGCGTCGTCATTGATACCTCCAGTCAGTCGGGTTTGCGGGAGCTTCCATTGCGGGAACATCGTGACTTCGATCGTCCGATGGTGTTGCGCGATGGCTGGTGAACGAATGGCTACGAGCTAGCTTGTGGGCCTGAAACGCGACGAAGAAACACCCCGCGGCTGAAATGTGTGGACTTGGGTGTTCTTGCCCGGAACACGACGATTGCCGATGGAAATGGTGCCCCGGACGTGGCGTTGCCGAACCGAAGTCGCCCTCGCACGAAGCGCACTTCGTCCGCCTTCACGACATATTTGTGCCACCACTCGGTATCAGTCCTTGCTGGAATCAGACAAACCACAGTTGCTCCCTCCATTGACGACTCGTGAGCCTTCCGAATCCAAAGCCCGATCGTCCTGCCATAAGGTGGGTTCATCCAGCACATCCCGGTCCACGTTTGGGTCAACCCGTTCATCCTCCGATCGAAGTAGCGTTCGCACTTCGCGTTGTCTGCACTGGCACAGACATCGAGTGTGAAGCGGAACTCTGCATCGAGCTCAGCGAACAGATTGCCCGGAGTTGGCCACTCATCGGTCTCTGAAGAGAAATGCACCGAGCTCTGGCGACTAGCCAGTCGTTGCGGCTCGCCAGCCGTTGTGCTGGTCGCTTCTGGTTGAGTGTTGAGTAGGGAGTCTTTGTTCTTCATGGCGTCTTCCTCATTCAGAACAGCTGATGCATTGGGGAGCACCACACTTGGCGCAGGTTGGACGTGAGCCGTCTGCGGGATATCCGCATCGAAAACAGAACAGGAGTTGCTGTGTCATCCGCTCGTTCGGGGCGGCACGCCTCGGCGTTAATCGCGGTTCAACGGGCGTCTTGCGACTGGCGGACCTAGGCGTCATTCGGCGGGGTTCTTGCACTGGTGTTCTCCTGTCTCAGGAACTCACGCCTCGATGTACGCACCTTGCGTACACTCGGCGCGCAATGAAACTACTCAGAGGTGTCACGAGGGAGCTTGCGGGCTTGTTTGATAAGGGCGTCCCATTGCTCGGCCGAGATACCTCGGGCCTCGCGGAGGAAGATTGGTACCTTTTCGGCAGCGACTGGATTCTCGCTTGCGAGCTGGATGACGTCGCTGTCGGGTCGATGGAATCCTGCTCGAAGCTCCGCCTCCGGGATGCGGTAGACGCGGGCGATCTCTTGAAGCAGTTCGTCGGAGGGCGATCTTTTGCCCGTCTCAATGTCAGACAGATGAATCGGAGCACAGCCGACGAGTTTGGCCACATCACGGAGGCTTTTTCCCATTTTGTCCACCCGCTGGGAGCGAAGCCGGGCACCGATGCTCGGTGCATTCTGTGGGTTTCGTGATGGCCTGTTGTCCGGCATTAGTACCTCTTGAAGTATGTACGCACAGTAGCGTACAATGGTTTCGCGAGCCGTCAAAAAAATTCCATACTGCTGAGCCGTTTGTGCATCAGCTGCAGCGTTTTCAGTGGAATCGCAGGCTT